ATATTAAATAAACATTATGATGGAGAAACAATATCAACTCCATTCGGAAGAAAGATACAATCAGACGATTTTCATGCTTTGAATTATCTCCTACAATCTTCTTCCTCAGATAATTGTGTACAATCAGCAGTTAAGGTTAATAAATTCCTAAAGAACAAGAAGTCATTTGTTCAGTCGGTTGTTCATGATTGCGTCACAATTGATATGGATTTATCAGAAAGAAATTTGCTTCCAATGTTGGTTGAGTTGTTTAGCGACACAGCCCTTGGAAGATTCAAAACATCGATTCAAATCGGACACAACTTAAAAGACTTGGAGGAAGTACAATGGTAGTTATCGGCATCGGCACAGCGGGTTGTAAAGTCGCTTATTCATTTGGAAAGGGGCACAAGAAGATTTTCATTGGTCCCGATAAGTTTCCAAAGACTTGTAAGACTGTTGAGGATTATGAAAACAAGTGCCCCTCATTGAAAAAAGAACTTACCTTTTCAGCAAAAGAGTGCTGGGTATTTGTTTGTGGTGCTTCTAAAACTTCCGGTGCGACCTTGAGAATCTTGGAGAAGATAAAAAATAAAAAGTTAAATGTCGTTTATATGACTCCAGACAACTTGCTATCAACTCCAACTCAAACAAAGCAAGATAAAGTAGCATTCAATGTTTTACAACAATTTGCTCGTTCAGGGCTTATAAATTCAGTTTATCTTGTTTCCAACACAGCATTGGTAGATATAGCAGGCGAAGGACCAATTAGCGATGTTTATAGAAATGCAAACAGCACAATCGCAAACATCATTGAGACCATTGAATACTTTAGATCACAAGAGCCAGTTCTTGGATCAATAGCAGAAACAAAAGAAGTATCAAGGATAAAAACCTTCTCAATCGGTGTTATGGAAGAATCAGAAGAAAAGTTGTTATTTCCCCTTGACAACATAACTGAATCTGGTTACATGTATAGTATCAACGAAGACGAACTTAATCAGGAGAATGATTTGTTAATGTCAATAAAAGATAGAGTAGCTCAAGATAAAGAGAATGAACTTCATTCGTCTTTTGCTATTTTCTCTTCTCCGCATGAACGATCATTTTTCTATTCAATTAAGTCCACGCACTTCATACAAGAAAAAATATAAAAAAATTATTTGACAAAAAATAGTTTTATGTTATATTCAAAGAGTCGATAAAGACAAAACAAAAAACAACAAAATAGGAGAAAAAATGAAAAATTACACTGCATATACCGGAACTTTTGTAACTAAACGAGGTAACACCCGTGAAATGACTTTCATTCGTGAGAGTGATGTTCCAAGTTCTGTATTTGGAGGAGGACAGAAACGTAAACTTTCGGAGGGTATGGAAACAGTTTATGATGTACAAGCGAATGGTTGGCGAACATTTAACAGCAATACACAAGTTGGTCAACTTTCACAAAAAACAGTTCAATTTTCATTTGACAACTAAGCATAAACATGCTATAATATAAACAGCGGGGGACTTTTGTCCCCCGACTTTAGCCTGAAACGGCAAAAACTTTAATTACTTAGGAGAAATTACAATGGCTTTAAATTTAGACAAAATGAGAGAAAAGCTTGAAGCTTCCAAAAACGGCGGCAAGAAACAAGAAAATAGCACCAAGTGGCGACCACAAGAAGGCGACCAAACTATTCGTCTTATGCCCACTGAAGATGGTGACCCCTTCAAGGAGTATCATTTTCACTACAATGTAGGCAGAAACCCCGGCATTTATTGCCCAAAGAAGAATGATGGTGAAGAATGTCCAATATGTGAATTCGCATCACAGTTGTGGCGAGACGGTGTTCAAAACAATAACGATACCGCAAAACGAGAAGCAAAGAAATTGTTTGTTCGCAAACGTTATTACTCTCCAGTATTGGTCCGAGGTCAAGAATCTTCTGGAGTAAAAGTTTGGTCTTATGGTAAGACCGCATATGAAACCCTTTTGGGTTATGTATTGGATCCTGATTATGGAGACATAACACATCCAGAAACAGGAACTGATATCGTTCTAACCTATACGGTCCCAAATACACCGGGATCGTTTCCAAAGACACAATTGAAACCAAGAAGGCGACCATCCGTTTTATGTGATGATGCTGTGGCTAATTGTGACGATTTGGTTAGCTCTGTCCCGGAGATTGATACTCTCTTCCAACGACGAACTACCTCTGAGGTACAAGCCCTCTTGGATGATTATCTTTCCTCCGATGCAAATAGTGAGTCCCGATCTTCGGAGACAGCCAAATATAATACTGAAAGCAAGGTAGATGCTGCTTTTCAAAAATTTATGAACGGTTAGATACGGGCCGCTACGGGGCGCAGCGGGTAATAAATTGCGCCCCACATTTTACAAAACCACAGGGAGGCACAGGTTAAAGGTGCCTCATTATTTTTAAAGAGAGAGATTAATGAGTATAATAATGAAAGGTCAAACGGTGGGTGTCCATTATGTTGGAACCTTTGACGACGGAACAGAATTTGACAACTCAAGAACCAGGGGAAACCCTTTGTTTTTTAAAGTTGGAGAACGACAAGTAATCAATGGATTTGAAACTGCTGTAATGGGCATGTCTGTTGGAGAAACAAAATCCTTTACAATTACACCAGAACAAGCATATGGGAACAATGATCCAAATTTGCTTCGCGAACTTCCAAGAACTAATTTCCCACCTGACTTTGCGTTTAAAGAGGGTATGATGGTAGAAATGAATTCACAGCAAGGAAAACCGTTCCCGGCTCAGATTACTTCATTTACAGAAGACACTGTGACGCTTGACTTTAACCACCCATTGTCTGGGAAAACACTTAATTTTGAGATCGAACTTGTCCAGACCGATGAGTCTGGAGAAACAACAACAAAAGGAGAAACATGAAATATTTCATGATGGCTGCAATGCTTATGGCTTGCGGAGACAAAGAAGACTCTTCCGAACCGAAAGAGGAAGAAGTAACAGTAGAGCAAGAAGTAGAAGATTCAGCAGAAGCTGAGTAAAACAAAACACCGCAGGGAGGCATGGGTCACAGATGCCTCATTTTATTCACTGGAGAAATAATTGGGAAAGGTAATACAAATGGCTACTAAACCAGGAAAAATTAGTATTGGCGACATGAAGAAAGCAATTAATAAAAAGCTTGGTATTGAAGTCGCATATGATTTAAATCATGAAAATCCAGCATCTATCAAAGATTGGATCCCAACAGGATCAACTATCTTAGATTGGCTGATCTATCCCGGAAAGAAAGCAGGAATTCCTGTTGGGAGAATAACGGAGTTAGCGGGCCTTTCGGCAGCAGGTAAGTCATTTATGGCTGCTGTTATTGCCGCGAATGCTAACAAAAAGGGAATGAAGGTTGTCTACTTTGATTCGGAGGCAGCCGTAGATGCAGATTTCTTAGAGAAAGCAGGTTGCGACAAGAACCAGATTCTTTATATTCAAGCAACATCAGTTGAGATGGTTCTCACATCTATTGAATATCTAATGGAACAATGGCCAGACGAACAGTTATTGTTTATTTGGGACTCTATCGCCGCCACACCAGCAGAGAAAGATGTAGAGGGAGATTTTAATCCCCAATCAAGTATGGCTCAAAAGCCAAGGATCTTTTCAAAGGCATTCGCTAAATTGCAAGTTCCCTTGGAGAGAACACAATCGACACTTTTGCTCATTAATCAGTTGAAAACCAACATTACATCTAATGTAGCTGAAATGAGAATGAATCCTTACTTTGCTCCCGGCGGTAAAGCTATCGAGTTTCATTGTGCTCTTCGTATCTGGCTCACACGCCGTGCAGCAAAAGCTGGTAAGGTGCTTGACGAGAACGGAACACAAATTGGATCCGAGGTTAAAGCACAGATCAAGAAGGTTCGCTCTGCCGGTTATGGTAGACAGTGCTCTTTTGATGTTCTTTGGGGCGGTAACGATGTTAGGATCGCTGACGAAGAATCATGGCTTGAAGCACTTGCTACAGTTACCAGTGATCGCTATAAGGCAGCGGGTGCTTGGAAGAGTATTTTCGATAAAAAAGGCAAAGAATACAAATTTCAGTCTAAGGATTGGCTTGAGAAGTTAAAAGATGAAAAATTTAAAGCAACTGTGGTTGATATCTTAGAAGAAGAGTTTGTAAACAAATATAAAAAAGAATCTTAATCCTGTCTCCTGGTGATTTAGAGAGAACAAGAACCCCGATTAATTTCGGGGTTTTTTTATTTGACAAATGAAAATATCGTGATATAATAAATGAGCAACGGAGAAAACTTATGAAAGAAATACAATATGTAGACATTGTGGCTGACCTTTCTTGGGGAGACACTGGTAAAGGAAAAATAACCTCACACCTCGCGAAAGACAAATCATATGATTATGTTTGCCGCTGGGCTGGTGGAAACAATGCGGGACACACTGTGTTCCTCAAAGGAAAGAAATACAAGACTCACCTTGTTCCCTCTGGTGTGTTCCACGGGATCAAATCAATTATCGGACCCCAGTGTGTAGTTCACCCAGAGTCTCTACAAGAGGAATTAGACTATCTTAAAGAGCACGGCTTTGATATTTCTTTGGTTAAGGTCTCTCCGAGAGCCCATATCGTCACCGATAAACATATCAAAGACGATAAAAAGAAATTAGCAAAGAAACTTGGAACAACCTCAAAGGGAATCGCCCCTTGCTATTCAGATAAAATGGCTAGAACCGGACAACTAGCAAAAGATATTCTCCCAGAAGAGTTAATATGGGATGAAAAACTCAGCGGTAAGATTCTCTGCGAAGGAGCACAAGGTTATTATCTAGACATAGATCACGGTAACTATCCTTATGTGACTTCCTCAATTACTCTTCCTTATGGTGCTTGTTCTCTTGGGTTTCCTCCGCAGAAAATTCGTCGTATATGGGGCATATCCAAGTTATATGATACCCGTTCTGGTGTGGACCCACTATTCCCCGATAAACTCTTAAAAGACAAAGAATTGGCTAAATTGGGCGATCTAGGGGGTGAAATTGGAGTAACAACCGGACGGAAAAGAAAGTGCAACTGGTTGAATGTTGATTTAATGATTGATGCCGCGAGACGAACAGGAACAACTCATTTGGTTATCAACAAGTGCGATGTTATTAGAGAATTGGGAGTGTTTAAATGTTATAGCGGAGGAGAGTTAAAAGAATTTTCTTCTTACCACAAGTTAACGAGTTATATTACCGATAAAGTTGGTCAATCTGATTCATTAGCCAAGCACGTTTACCTTTCAAACTCCCCGGAGAGATTATGAGCGAGAACGAAAGCAAAGAAACTTCTTTATCCTCCAGCAAGCCGATTACTAATTTGCGGGGAGTAATGGGGGTTTATAAAATTACAAATACCAAGACCAATAAGGTTTATATTGGAAGTAGCAAAAACATATACAAACGCTGTTATGATCATAAATATCTTTTAAGGCACAATAAACACCACTCCACTCACTTACAAGAGTCTTGGAATAAATATGGAGAAGATAGTTTCACTTTTGAAGTTATAGAAGAGGTCCAAAATGCAGACGATTTGCGAATCAGGGAACAACACTACCTAGACACAGAGAAGCCGTTTTTGAGAGACAGAGGATTTAACAGTTATCCTTCTATCTTAGGACGCCTTGGACTTAAACACACAGAAGAAACCAAAAGAAAATTGAGAGAAGCCCACAAAGGCAACAGAGGCAGAGCCTTCTCGGAAGAAACCAGAAGGAAAATGTCCGAAGCCCAAAAAGGAAAAAAACATTCGGAAGAATCCAAAAGGAGAATGTCCGAAGCCCAAAAAGGAAAAAAACATTCGGAAGAAACCAAAAGGAAAATAAGCGAAGCACTAACCGGCTGTAAAAACCACTCTGCTGTTCTTAACAGAGAGCAGGTAATAGAGATAAGAAGATCTTATTTGGAAGAAAACATAATCCAAATCGAATTAGCAAGAATGTATGGTGTTACACCAGCCACTATAACAAATGTCTTGTATAAGAGTCACAAGAATATACCGGAGTATCTTGATATTTTAAGAGGTGAAAAATGAGCGAGAAGAAAAGATTATTAATCATCGATGCCTTGAATCTGTTCATACGGAGTTATGTAATTATACCCACAATGGACCCCTCCGGTATTCCAATCGGAGGAACCATCGGGTTTGTTAAGTCTCTACAGAAAGTAATGAGACAATGCCGACCTCACGAAGTGGTTATCTGCTGGGACGGTATCGGTGGCTCTCAAAGAAAGAAGCAACAGAACGAGAACTACAAAGAAGGTAGGAAACCTCTTCGTTTTAATCGTCGTATGATTGATTTGGACCCAAAGAGCCAAGAACAAAACAAGATTCACCAACAGATTCGCTTGTTTGAATATTTAAACGAGTTGCCTATGATACAATTGACTTATGACGGTGTTGAAGCCGATGATGTAATTGCTATTGTTGCTCGCCACAAGCACTATGAAGGTTGGCAGAAGATCATTGTATCAAGCGATAAGGACTTCTTTCAGTTGTGTGATGAAGACACAGCAGTTTATAGACCGATTCAAGACGTTTTGGAAACACAGGGAACAATTGCATATAGGTTTGGAATCCACCCCAATAACTTTGCACTAGCCAGAGCAATAGCGGGCGATGCTTCAGACAACCTCAAGGGAGTCGGCAGAGTAGGGCTAAAAACCATCGCCAAAAATTTTACATTCCTCTCCGAGTCGAAACAATACGAATTGGAAGAATTGGTCGAATTTTGTGAGAGTGTAGAAAAAAAGAAAGTTGCACACAATAAAATCATCGAGAATCAAAAGTTGGTAGAAAACAACTACTCAATTATGCAACTATACAACCCCTCGATTTCAGTACTCAATAGAAAGAAAATTGACTACACCATAGCCAGTTTTGAGGCAGAGAGTAATAAGATGAATTTCACAAAAATGCTTTTTGAGGACGGACAAGGCTCCTTAAATTTCACGGACTTATGGAATTTGATAAAAAAACTTGAAAGATAAAAGAGTAACTTGACAAGGTTACAAAAAGTTGTTACATAGTTAAAAACGCATTGGAGGAAAGATGGAACAAACCAACGAAACATTTCAGAGATTCGGTAAATCATTTCAAGAGGACTTGTGCCATTTGATGCTTCAAGACCGACCATTTTGTGATCAAATCACAGAAGTGCTTAGTCTTGAATTTTTGCAATATGAGTATTTACGAGTATTCACTAAGACAATATTAGATTACCGCCGCGATTATAAAATGCACCCGTCATATAAAATCATGGCTACACACATTTCCGCAGGGCTTAGTGAGTACTCGGATGCTCTTCAAAAACAAATAAGGCAGTTTTATGCCAAGGTACTTTCTAATTCAGAAGTAGACGGTGCCCAATATATTAAAGATAATGCCCTTGACTTTTGCCGCAAACAGGTTCTAAAAGGAGCCATGATGAAATCGGTAAAACTCATTAAAACTTCGTCTTTCGACGAGATACAGAAAGTTATCCAAGATGCTCTAAAGCTCGGAACCGACAACAATTTCGGTCACGATTATCTCAAGGATTTTGAAGAAAGATTCTCAATAAAAAATCGTGATCCGATATCAACCGGGTGGGAAAGAATAGATGATATTTGCAAGGGCGGTCTTGGCAAAAGGGAGCTTGGAGTCGCGATCGCCCCTACCGGGGCTGGGAAATCGATGATACTTGCTTGCCTTGGAGCCGCCGCACTCAAGCAAGGAAAAACTGTTGTTCATTACACTCTTGAGTTAGCCGATACAGTGGTTGGAACGAGGTATGATTCGTCGATAACTGGGGTTCCTCTGGGCGACCTAATGTCGAATAAACAAAAAATTCTCGATGTTGTGAAAGATGTTGAGGGAACTCTAATTATTAAAGAGTATCCAACGAAGTCTGCTTCAACGGAAACAATCAAGAATCACATTGAAAGGTTAAAGAAACGCGGCATTGAGCCCGACATGGTTATTGTTGACTATGCCGACCTTCTAAGACCAGTTAAGGAGACCCGTGAGAAACGACACGATCTTGAAAATATTTATGAAGAATTGCGAGCAATCGCACAAATTTACGACTGCCCACTTTGGACAGCCTCACAAACAAATAGGTCGGGTTTGAATGCGGAAGTTATCACCATGGAGGCAATCTCGGAAGCCTTCAATAAATGCTTTGTCTCTGATTTTATATTTTCGTTGTCGAGAACCATCGAAGATAAGAATGCGAACACTGGAAGAGTCTTTGTCGCCAAGAATAGAAATGGTCCGGACGGTCTTGTGTTTCCGATCTTCGCTGATTGGTCGAGAGTTGATATGAAAGTATTAGAGAGACAAAGTGAAACAATGGACGATGCTGTACAAGAGTCCACGAAGTCAACCGTAGAATTTCTAAAGAACAAATATAAAAATATGAAAAAATAGAGGGAGATATTATGATGAAAATTGGAAACATTAATGTTCGTAAATTTGGTCTTTCAGACCAGTTTATTGAGCAATACAAAACAAAAGAGGTTCCATGGGGTCCTGTTGGGTACATTACCTATAAGCGAACCTATGCTCGTCGTTTAAACGAGACAGACCCAAATGCCAAAGGCACAGAGGAATGGTATCAGACTTGCCGTCGTGTTATCGAAGGAATGTTTGATATCCAAAAGAGGCATGTATTTGCTCTTGGTTTAGAGTGGAACGATGCTAAAGCCCAAAGAACAGCCAAAGAAGCTTATGATCGCTTGTTTAATTTGAAATGGACACCGCCTGGTCGTGGTCTATGGATGATGGGTACTAAGTTTATTTATGAACGAACAGGTGCTGGGCTTTTTAATTGTGCTTTCCGCTCAACAAAAGATATCCATACCAAGGGTGGTTATCTTTTTGCTTGGATGATGGATGCCCTTATGGTTGGTATTGGTGTTGGTTTTGATACACTTGGTGCTAAAACTTTAACGATCAAAGAACCACAATGGACAAAAGAGACTCTTACTATTGATGATAGTCGTGAAGGTTGGGTTGACTCTGTTCATATGCTTCTTGATGGATACCTGCAAGGCAAGAAGGTTCCTAATTTTGATTATTCACAAATTCGTCCCGAAGGAGCACCTATTAGAGGCTTTGGGGGAACTTCAAGTGGCCCTGGTCCTTTAATTGAACTTCACAACAATTTAAAAGAACTATATAACGAAAAAATCGGCGAACTGATTTCATCAGTTGATATTGTTGATACTGAAAATCTTATTGGTCGCTGTGTTGTCGCTGGTAATGTCCGTCGTTCCGCTGCTCTTGCTTTGGGACAACATGACGATCGTGAATACTTATCTATGAAGAATGACCAAGAGAAACTTTATCATCATCGCTGGGGGTCTAACAACTCCTTTGAAGCAAAGATTGGTATGGATTATTCTTGGCATGCCGAGCAATCACAAAAGAATGGAGAACCGGGTTATATCTGGCTTCACAATGCTCGTTATTATGGTCGTATGAAGGACGGTAAAAGATATGACGATACAAAAGTTATGGGCTTCAATCCTTGCGTTGAGCAACAATTGGAAGACGGAGAACTTTGTTGTTTGGTTGAGACCTTTCCAGCAAAACACGATTCATATGAAGATTATGTAAAGACACTTGAAATTGCTTATCTATATGGTAAGACAGTTACTCTTGTTAATACACACTGGAGAGAAACTAATGCTATTATGTTGAAGAACCGTCGTATTGGCTTATCTCAATCAGGTGTTGTACAGGCTTTCAATAAGCACACACGAAGAACTATGTTGCAATGGTGTGATGATGCCTATGAACATGTAACCGAGATGGATAAAGAATATGCCGATTGGCTCTGTATTCCTCGATCTGTTAGAATGACTTCTATTAAGCCAAGTGGAACAGTGTCTCTTCTCAATGGTTCAACACCGGGTATCCACTTCCCAGAGAACGAGTTCTATATTAGAAGAATTCGCTTTGGAAAAGATTCGGATTTGTTGCCGACTTTGGAAGAAGCAGGTTACAAAATTGAAGACGACAAATATTCACCGAATACTGTTTGTGTTGAATTTCCTGTTAAGGAGCCTTTTTTCGTAAAAGGAAAGAAAGATGTTTCTATGTGGGAGCAGTTAGAGATTGCCTCCCAGTATCAACATTATTGGGCAGATAACAGCGTTAGTATCACGGTTACCTTTAATGCGAATGAAGCACCACAAATCAAAGATGCTTTAGAACTTTATGAGTCTCGCTTGAAGGCTGTCTCTTTCTTGAGATACCAAGAAACAGGATATGAACAGGCTCCTTACGAGCCAATTACGGAAGAAGAATATAATGAAATGGTAAAGGGAATTACCCCTATACAGAGAATTGATACCGAAGAAGAAGGTGTTGGTTCTAAATACTGTACGAATGATTCGTGCGACATTAACTTTGGAGAAGAACAATGAATGATAAAATGTTAGAAATAATCAGTATATTAAACGGCACAGCCGATGATATGGATAAGATTGAAAATAAAAAATATGGCTACAAGTCCTCTGCTGTTAGAGCAAGAAAGGCTTGTCAAGAGGCCATCGCTTTACTCAAACAAATGAGAAAAGACATTCAAGATGCTAAAAACGAAGTGGAGGGATAATGAACTTTGAACCAACTAATCGTCACATTTTAGTAAAACCCATCGAGGAGAAGAAAGAAGAAAAAAATTCTTTAATTATGCTCCCCGATGATTATAAAAAACAAGAATCACCTTATCTGGCTTGTTCTGTCCTCGCAATAGCGAGTGACAGCAAGCTTGTTGGGTCTGTAACAGATAACGATACTATAATTGTTGAAAGAAGAATGCTAGAAAAAATAGAGATGAAAGGAAGAGAATTCTATTTAGTCCTAGATAATTATGTTATGGGGAGACTAACAAAATGAAATTAGATGCTAAAATGATCAAAGAATTAATTAAAGAGGCGGCTGGTCCGTCTATGCTCTTAGAGGAGCCGGTTATTGCCGAGTCTTCTTTTAACCGCATTAAAGACAAAGTGGACAACTCGGATGTTGCTTTTGTTGTAATGTCTGCTGATCGTCACGAGAAATCACGAAATGAAAATGATGCAAGAGGAAAAGAATTGAAGTCTGCATTTCAGGCTGCTGGCTTTCCTTTCACAGAAATTGAAGGGTCTTGGCTTGAAAAAGACGAAGACGGAAACGATGTTCGTGTTATTGAGAAATCAATTGTTGTAACCGACGAAACAAGAGGTGACGTTGAACAAGGAGAGGTCTCATTATTTGATTTAGCCAAGAACTTGAGTGGAAAGTATGAACAAGATGCTTTTATCTTCGGAGACATTGGAAAACACACAGGCAAAAGATCAATCGATGCATACGATGCAGAAGGTAATCGTGTTGCTTATGGTGGACCTTGGACAAGTGTTGAGCCAATCGAGAAAGATGCTGACTTCTGGTCAAAAGTTCGTGGATCTACATTTGTATTCAAAGAAGAACAAGAAGAGGTTGTTGAAGTTGACGCTCCAAACTCCGTTATCGAAGCAATGATTAAGGCAGAGATGCACAAAGGCAAGAAAATTAAATTTGTGCGGAGGGATAAGTGAACAAATATGAAAAGTCTGTTCTCTTATATGATGACGGGATTGGTCGTGTGGACTACATTAGTCATATGGGCAGTGACCTTACCGTCGTCAATTCTGCTCGCGTCAGTTTTGGTGTCGAAAAGTCTGAGTTGGATAACAGGGACAGAAAACTTATTAAGTACCTTATTAGACACAGGCACACTTCTACACTGGAGCATTGTGCTATTACCTTTAAATTTACTGTGCCTTTATTTGTTCGTTCACAGCACCACAGACACAGAACCTGGTCGTATAATGAAATTTCTCGTCGGTATACCGACAAGGATTTACAATTTTATCTTCCAAAGGCATTCAGGACACAACACAAATCCAATAGACAAGCCTCCAACCCAGACGAATTAATTGATCCAGTTGTTCTTCATGATTTGAGCGATTATGATCACGGTGTTAGTGCTTCCGAGGTTTTAAAAATGCAGACACAAAGGTCATTGGATACATTCCGAGATCTTTTGTCAAATGGTGTTTGCCGAGAACAAGCAAGAATGATTCTACCGCAGAATTTGTATACTGAATACTACGGAACCGTAAATGCGTCCAATTTACTTAAATTTATTGATTTGAGAACACACGAAGGAGCACAATGGGAAATTCAAAAGACAGCAGAAGCCTGTTTGGAGATTGCAACCGATTTGTTCCCAGTTACTGTAAATTCTTATAAGGAAATAAGAGGTGGAAGCTAAATTTAAAGTAGGAGACTTAGTTATGCTGAATGAATTTGGACAATTGGTTCTTGAAAACAAAACCACAATTATTGGTCTTATTACCCGTGGACCAATTAATCTAACATATCCATTGTTTCCAGCAGCAGAGGAGAAACCTTTCTCTTTCTGGGCTTACAATGTAATGGTCGGCGATCAACTACTTACTGAAGTACCACAAGAATTTTTAAATAACTTGGTAGAAACAGACTAATCAACTGGTGTTTGATGAAACAGGAATTTTTTTATAACAACATAATCATTGGGGGATCTCTGGAAGCATTGCTTTATTCATTTGTTTCAGAGACCCCCATTATTATTAAAGAGCCAATTATCCCCTTTGAGTTGGAGAAAGTAACCAACTTGGTTGACTTTAAATTCTTGGGCTACGAAGGAGTAAGGGATATATACAAATCAGAATTATGGGACAGACTAACCTTTCTCTTATCTATGGGTGGTCTTGTTTTGGTTCCGAATATCGTTAAGAACATTAGAAGCGAACGAAAAGCCTTTACAATAACAACAATAGATAATTCACGAATAAAGATAAGATACAATGAAAGAATAGATTTTGATAAGATTTCCAATTCGTCTTTGAATGTTTATGATTGGTTTCACGTTCACTCTGGAACTGTCCACCCGCATATTTTCATTGAAGACAGAAAATCTAGATTTGTTAATAAATTGTTTTTTCACTCTCCGCGACGGATTGGGCTCAATAGAAGCCGCAAAGATGTCGTTGCTTTCTCCAAGATTAGAACAGCAGACATTGAAAGTTATGAAAGCAGCGAGAGTTATGCGAGACTTAAAGTATTGAAAATGATGAAAGACAATGGTATCCGAGGAACAGCCAATGGCTATAATAAGAGAGGACTCCAGTTACACTATGCTGTAAAGATTGAGCACTCCCACCGAGACATAATAAAAAATTATACACCATTGCACTCAACATTAGAGATTTTAGAACAAAGAAAAAGAGAAGGTAAATTATGGAATTCCACGAAAAAACTTTTCCGTCACAAGCAAATTTCCACCTTACGGGGATTATACCAATTGCCGGACAAAGCTTAGATTTTGAAATGCCCTATCCCGATTGTATGCTGCCTGTGGCTTCTAACTATACATTGTTGGAGGCAGCAGTTGTGGAGTGTGCTTTCGCAGGGTGCGATACCATTTGGATTGTTTGTAACGACGACATTGAACCTATTGTTCGCTATCGGGTTGGAGATTATATTCAGGATCCTCTTTACTTTTATAATACTCTTGGTCCCAAACCCTCGTCATTAAAGCGAAGGATACCAATCTTCTGGGCTCCGGTTCACCCCAAAGACAGAGACAGGCGAGACTGCCTATCTTGGAGTGTAATTTATGGTGCCCTCACTGCATTTAAAGTAGCAGCAAGATTATCAACTTGGATGATCCCAGACAAATATTATGTCTCCTTTCCTTATGGAATCTTTGATCCAAGGTTTCTCGACAAGAAGCGAAAACTTATCAAGACACAAAAAAACTTTTATGTATCATATCACGGAAAGACCGTCCAAGATAATCAGTATACCTCTTTTACATTCGGCAAGGAAGAGTTTGTTCAATACAGAAGGAATGTAAGAAAAGGAACAGGTAAATATAGAAGTGTTCCAGACTCTACAAAAGCAATCCCAGTTGAGCCACTACCAATAGAAGAAAGATGGAGTGCTCGCAATTTTGAATTAAAGGATGTTTTTCAAGATTTGGATTTAGAAAATGCCACAATTCACGAACCAAGGCAGTTCTCAAATGTAAGCTCTTGGGAACAATACAGAGATTTCATGAAAACCGAATTAGCACATACAATTAAGAGACCAACAAAGAGCCTGTTCAAGTATAGCGAATTTAATCGCATTGCAACTGATATTGGAGAATAAAATGAAAGAAGAGAAATATAGTATAAAGACAGGCGACAATGACCCTGGTGTGCTCTACTTAGAATTAAGCGACCTCTCCGAAGCCTCAATTCAGATTTGGGAAGAGGAAGGTGAAAAGAAAGCCTTTGTTAGAATTAAACTTTCAAAGGAAGAACTGGAGAAAATTGTAAATGAGTATAAGCACATTCAAACTCTATAAGAAACTCTCCAACGAGTTGAAGTTCAAATATTCAGAATTAGATTATGTCGATCAAGCCTGTGTTGAGGGTAACATGGAGTTTGAAACACATTATAGGGATTTTTGCACTAAGCATAATATCTCAATTGCTGATCTCGAAGCGCAACAACCAGAAAAAGTAAAGCAGTTTTCTAATAAGCCCACAGTCACTAAAGAACAGAAAGAGGAAGATGTTAAAGCAGAACTAACAGACGAACAGGTTCGCAAGAAAAAGATCTTTCAAAGAATATTTCGCGGCATCGCCAAGAAGATCCACCCAGATAAGTTTTCCAATATGGAGCAAACCCCTGATGTTTTAAAGAAACAAGAGATGTTCAAGCAGGCTTCCGAAGCACTTGATAATGAAAAGTGGGGACAGTTGCTGGAGATAGCAGAAGAGCTAGATATTCACCCGCAGAAGTATGAAAAGGTAAATGAATTGCTTCGTGAAGAGATCTCTGATGTTAATAAAAAGATCGTCGCAAAACAAAAGTCATTTGGCTGGCATATGACTGAAGCCGAGACAGAAGAAGAGAAAGATAAAGTTATTATTTCTTTTCTTAAAACATTGTTTAATTATACATTTAAACCTTGACAATTAATAATTATAAGTTATAATATTAACAAAGGTGAAACATGAAAAACGAATTCGTAATCTTCACCGGACCTATGTTCGGTGGAAAAACTACAAGATTGCTTAGTGCAATTGAAAGATACAGATTGAGACAAAAGAAAGTCTTTACCTTTAAGCCTCTGAGGGATACTCGTTATGATCCCGAAGGGCAGTCTATTGTGACACATAGAGGCTACGAAATGAACTCTGTACCCATTGTAGCAGCAGAAGAGATATACCTACACCTTGAGAAACGACAAGCGAAAACCGGTGTTATAGCACTTGATGAAGCCTTTATGGTTGATGGAGCAGCAGAGGTCTTAATAAGTTTATTTAAGTCTGGATATACCGTTTTAATTTCGTCCTTGCAACTTTCCTCTGATTTGAAGCCTTTTGAAGAGATTACTAAAATGCTACCTTGGGCAACTAGAGTGGAAGTTTGTCCTGCCGTGTGTACGATATGCGGTGCTGATGCTTACTATACTTATAAGAAGGACGGCATTTTTAATGGCGAAATAGAGGTTGGCGGTAAAGATAAATATGAACCGAGATGCAGTGTGCATCATTCTTGCGATATGAAAGCTTTGGGGGCTTAATGGATTATAGATTAGTAGTTGGATTTTTATTATTTATGATAGCACAGACTGTGGCTTGGTATCAACTTAATAGTCAATTTGTATGGGATTACTGGAAAGATAAGGCTCTTTTGGCTTCGTTGGTATTTTCTGTGCCTGTTTCATTAATGTTTTGGTATGGTACAAGATTTGTATATGATGCTTCCGATGCTCTTTGGACTTGTCGTTTTTTAGCATTCTCAAGTGGAATGATAATATTTCCAATTTTAACATGGATTCATTTACATGAGAGCCCCTTTTCTATTAAAACCATGTTATGCTTAGGCTTGGCTTGTCTTATAATAGCCATACAGGTGTTCATGAAATGAAAGAAGATTACACCAGATTAATTATTTCAGATATACACATGGGCTCTTTACACTCAAAAGAATCTAAATTACAAAAACTACTCAACACAGTAGACTTTGATGAAATAGTTCTTGCTGGTGATATCATTGACTTCATACGAGTTCCGACATTCACAGAACATACAGCCGAATTGTTCCAAACAATCTCAAATTTAAACCGAGACAATAAGAGAGTTATTTACATTGTTGGGAATCACGACATTGCTTTTAATAAGTTTGTAGGCAAAACTGTCGGCGGTATTGAGTTTATGGAAGAATATGAGTTTGACTATGCAGGTCGCCACTACCGAGTAGAGCACGGAGATAAATACGAAAAAGGTATAGTCCATTGGAAATTCACCATGAACATTGTTTCTATCTTTCATGATCTCTTGGAGAGAGTATTCAAGTGGAATCTTGCCGCTTGGTTTGTGAGACAACAACAAAAGAAAAGAAAACTCAGAAGAGTGTGGGACATAATGAAACTTAACAAAGGTGCAGATGTATTTATTATGGGACATACACATATCCCAGAAGTTGTTATTTGGGTTGACGAGATGGAAAAGATTAAAACCTATGCAAACATAGGTGACTGGGTTGAGCACTCTACTTATATTCTAATTAAAGACGGACAACTTCGTCTAAAAACATTTGAACCGGAGGAGAAATGAAAAAACTTGATTTACATGGGAAGCGACACGATTCTGTTGAGACAGAAGTAGTAAATTTTATTTTAATGAATGACCTCCCAGTTGAAGTTGTTACTGGAAATTCTCAAAAAATGAGAAGTATTGTTGCGAAAGCAGCAAACAAACACGGACTCGCTGTTTATCCTAAAGGACTAAACAACCATGGTTCGTTTATAATTGTAGAGAAAACTGATTATTGTTTTGTGTGTGGATGTGATCCATGCGATTGTCACTGGGGGAATTACTAATGCCTAAAAAGAAAATGGATAAGAAGTCTGGTATTGGCGTATTAGATAAGCAAAAAAACAAACTTGAACCACCAAAGAAATTTAAAGTGGTACTTTATAACGATGATTACACCTCGATGGATTTTGTTGTTGCGATTTTGGAAAAGATATTTCGTAGATCAAAAGCAGACGCAACCGCCATTATGATGAATGTACACAACTCAGGCAGAGGCATTGCTGGTGTCTATAGTAGAGAGATCGCCGAGACAAAAGTTGGTCAAGTAAAAGCAACTGCAACCGCCTATAAAGTACCTCTACTTGCCGAAGCGGAACCAGAGTAATACTTATTATGTATGTGGCACCAAGAAGACGCTAAATTTAAGATAGGCGACCTGGTAAGAGTCTTAGAAGATATCAATTTTATTGCTTATAAACTTGATGTTTCCAAAGGCGATATTGGTCTTGTTGTCGGTATTGATTATGATCATGAGATACTTTCTATATGGGGAATAGATTACATTGTTCTTATAAGAGGACAGACTTTGATCTTTTTTGATAGCGAACTAGAATTGATATCGCCGAAAGAAGAGGATAATACTGAACTACAAGACTAGGTATTTTAGAGGATACCGCGTGTTTGGAGAAAGAAATTACAATATTGGAGACTTAGTGATCAACAAAATGCCGATAGAACTGACATTTGATGATCACATTATAGAGCCAGGAGAGATTGGACTTATTATCCGCCTGGTAAAGTACCATGATTGGCTGACTGGTGAATATGATTATCTTGTTTTGGTTCAAGGTAGAGAAGTTTTTTTCTTCGATCATGAATTGGAACTCTATAATTCAGACCAGGATATAAAATGAATATAACTTTTTCCTTTCAGGGTACGACGCTGATATGTATTAGTGACTTCGCCTTTTTTCAAAAGGGAGGGCGATATTACTGCACACACGATACCGGGGATTTTTTCTATGTTTGGTGTCCACACGCAAGGCTACCAGTAAATGAAATCAAACTCTCCAAAGAATCCAAGCAGCACTTCCGAAGAGCCTGAATTTAATATCGGCGACTTAGTTTGTTATCTCTATCGTGATTTTTCTGATAGAGAGCCAGATATTGGTCTTATCACAGCGGTGGTAAAAGTTGATATACAACTTCCCGAAGAGGCAGAATTTTTAGATCATTTTTATGAATACGATGTTCTTTGGGCACGAAGGGGATATACTTCAATTATGTTTGAGATGTTTATAGAAAAATATGAATATGAAAAATAAACTTTTCTATTTACAGTGTGGATAAAACGGGTTATAATAGTTTAGAGGTTGGTGATTTAGTAATTTATGCTCCTTACTTTGAGGGTGAGGGGGCTTGGGTGATGAGTGGCGACCTTGGAATTGCCTTGGAAGTAAGGACAATAGATAATATGCAAATAGTCAGAGTTAAGTGGCTAAATCCAGAAATGGAAGAAAACGATATGGCCGCAGATGTTTTAGTAAAAGTGGAGAACAAAGATGAAAATAAATAAATCTGATTTAAAACGAATGATAAAAGAAGAACTCATCGCAGTATTGGGCGAAGGCGGCAATATCTTTAAAGGCGAAACCGCTAGAATACCTTTAGAATACATCGAGCCAACACTTGACAAATACAGAGACGAGTTGGTTAAATTGTTTCCAAAACAAGAACAACAGTTTGCCGAGTTCAACCCTGTGGGTAGTGTAGGAAAGAAAGCATACTCTGGCGATATTGATGTAGCCTTTGATGTGAAGTCATTCTTTCCCGATGGTGTTGTTGATGCTAATGATTTTGCCGCTTGGAATGTAGATCCCGAAGAATGGGAAGCCAAGTATAGCCAAATTAAAAAGAGAGCAAGAACAGCAACAGAGGAAATGTCCAAGTGGAAAGCATTCCTTTCGTTGATCGCCAAATATATTAACGAGAATTCAGACATTATAAAAGTCGCTGAGAAGAAAACCAAGTTCTCAAATATCTTTACTTTGTTTCCGCAGTATAGCCCCGAAGGTGATCAAATGGATATTGGTGTCCAAATTGATTGGATGGTCGGCAACCTTAAGTGGTTGAAGTTTGCTTATTATTCCGATGCTCCCGTTGAGAACCTAAAAGGATTACACAGAACTCAGTTGTTATTGTCTATGTTTAACTCTAAGGGCTACTCCTTTGTTCACGGAATGGGTGTTAGAAATAAAGAGACGGGCGAATACATTGTTCGTGATGTTGATGATGCTCTTGAGTTGCTCGGCAACCTTTATGGCTCACCAATTGACGAAGAACAAACAAAGAAATATTATTCTTTATACAATTATTTAGTAAAAAATTCAAACCCAGAGACCTATCAAGAAACAATGGATACCTATATAAAGATTCTGGATAGCACAAGAGCAGATATTCCCTTGAATCTTCAAGATTATTGGAGAAAGAATAAGGCCCGTCTTGGGCTTACCGGAAGGTATTTACCGGATTCCTCCAATCTTAAAAACTAGCGATAAGCCAGTTACAAGCTGCAATGTGCATCGAAAGTGTTCACCGCGACATTAAAATAAAAGAGAACGATGTACACAAAAACTACTTAAACACAGCACAGCGAAGCGAATCTACCATTAACCATCAGACTACTCTGGTGGTTTTTTTATTAAAAAAGTAATACATTTGTGTTGACAATGTTATACAACATGTTATAATATACTTGTCCTGATCAAAATAGGAGGGTATCATGACAATTTACACTGTTGTAAAAACTATGCACGTTGACGACTATAAGAGACCATCAACCGACACACAAGCAGTAATAACAACTGCCGACTATAACGATGCTGTAACTGTTGCAGCAAACACTTGGCTAGAAGAATTCCACAGTGACTTTGTGTATGATAGCACAAGCGATTCGGGATTTATCAATGAATTGCAAGAACTGCTTGCCGATGAGCCTTCAGCAGAAACCATTGTTGATTTCTTTCAAGACAACCACAGTCAGATTTGGGAGCCTGAATTTATCTATGATGCTTGGTTTAGTGTTAGTATTCAACAAACTGAATCGCAAGAAGTCACCGGTTTAAATACTGATGTTATTAAAGAACTAATGACAACCAATGATTTTCATACGAGGGAAAACATTGAAAAAACAACCAGTATGATCAACTAAGCCAACAATTGACGGAGATAACATGATTAATATAATTTTAATGGCGGCATGTTCAACAGAGGTTGGGCTGCTTGGGTACACGGACAAAAAACAAGATACCTCCACAGCGGTGGTAACTGATACAACAGAAGAAGTCGAGCCGAGTTTAGAGCCTTCTTTAGAGCCGTCTAGCCCAAGTACTGAGCCATCCACCGAGCCAGCATCAGAACCTGACTCCACACCAGCGATAGAAGGCACTGGTGGCTATGTTAATTATTATCTCCGTCAATTAGGGTGTCCAGCTTGTTTTGGCGAGTCGCAAGAGCTTCTTGTAGAGTTTACAACTAAATTCCACGAACCGACTTCCGATACCCATACAAGTTGGATACCCCCCGTTGGGTCCTGCACCAATCAGTTATTAATAACTGTACCTTCAACAAACCCGATTGATGTTGGTCCACAATTATCTGTAGTTGGTCCTCTTCATTCCTTTATAGCAAACCAAGTCGCCCCCGGAGAACACTATGCCTATCTTTATGAAACACAATACGATAGAAATGCTATCCATGATGTGTCACTTGGGAACTATACCGAGTCCTTTTCCTTCACCTCAATCGAGGGATTTGATTTTATCGAGCCCTATACTATGTTTTATGTGGATCCATCATATGCTTATGCAGCACCAATTCTAAAGAGCGGTATGACTTTTACTTGGGCTCCTTATGGTTCAAGCGGAGTGTTTATGGTTACACTAGCAATTTATAACCAACAAGGGACACAATTGTTGGGCTATGCTGCTTGTGTCGGTCCCGACCAAGGGTTCTTAACTTTCCCTGGATCTTATCTCGTACAATATCCATCATATAGTTTGGTAGCCATTCACTTGGCGAGACATAAGGTAGATATGATTCCTTACTATCCCTTAGAATCTTACATTGAGACACATATGGAATGGGAAGTCATAGGTACAGGTTATTTACAATAAATTTATTTTTTACTTGACAACTTAATAATGTATGTTATTATATGAAGGCACAATAAAGTGCTAACGTGGAGTTAAAATGGAAAATAGAAAAGAATGGCTTATTAAAGGCACAAAAGAGTTTATTTTAATGATGGTATTTTTTACCACCATTGTAGTAGTTCTGGGTGTGTCCTCTTATTCAGCCACTTTAGTTGGGCTTCACCCAACAATTGGTTTGTTAGTCATTATGATACTGGGGCTATATGGAATGTCCCTACAGAATGCTTATACTGAAGAGCAAGTAAAAAGAAAACAATCCGAATGAACCCCAGCCCCGAAAGGGGCTTTTTTCTTATCTCAATTCTATTTATAGCATGGAAATTACAACCGAAGACATTATCAATATAATCGAAGAAGAGATCACCGCTGTTCTTGATGAGAAGAAGAAAGCCAAGACAGACTATTCTAAAGAAAAAGAATCAGGATTGCATGGCTGGTTTTCCCGACAAGGCGGCAAAGGAAAATCAAAGGGCTGGGTTGATTGTAATACCTGCCGCAAAGACAAGAAGACAGGCAGAAAAAAATGTAAGTCCTGTGGTCGCAAAGATGGCGAGAAGAGATCAAAGTATCCTTCATGTCGCCCAACTCCCGCTTCATGCGGCACAAAAGGTAAAGGTAAAAAATGGGGCAAAAAGAAATGAAACTTACAACAGAAGAGATTAATAAAATTATAGAAGAAGAGATTACTTCTGTCTTATCAGAGGGAGATGATCGCTGTACACGAATAGCCAAGCGAAAGTATGATGTTTGGCCTTCTGCTTATGCTTCTGGTGCTGTTGTTAGATGTCGTAAAGGTAAAATTTGGAAGGGAGTTAAAGAAGAAGATGCTCGTCCAGAAGTTGATGAGATGATCAACGAAGAGGATTTGACCGACGAGGAGAAAGCAGAACTTCGCAAGATTTTAAAAGACGAAGGTGGTGCTGCTGGAATGAAGAATTTCAAAGACAAGATTGATAAACCAGAGAAAGATATTAAGAAAGCCGCTAAGGATGATCCGAAGATCACCAAGCATCGTCATGGCGATTATATTCTAAAAGAAGAAGAACTTGAAGAAGCAGTCTATGCTGGTCGAACTGTTAAACTTAACAAACCAATGCGCGGAGATGTTAAGAAATTTAAAGTTTACGTTAACTCCGGTAAGAAAGACAAAGAAGGCAGAATTAAAGCAAAGAAAGTTAACTTCGGCCATGGTGGAACAAGTGCTAAAAAGAAAGGCGAGAAAACCATGAAGATCCGCAAGAGTAACCCAAAGGCTCGTAAGAACTTTAGAGCAAGGCACAATTGCGATAACCCCGGTCCAAAGACAAAAGCAAGATATTGGTCTTGCCGGAAGTGGTAATATGATAAGAATTAAAATAGTAAAAGCAATCAAAGACTTTATAAATTATGCTTGTCCAGCAGCGACACAGGATCTCAAACTAAATACGAAAAACAGAGATTCTGCTATCAAAGCTGAACACATTCAATATGGCCCACTAAATGTTGATGAGCCCGGTCCTTATTGGAAAGACATAGCAGAGTATTGGAATACCACAGAGGAAGCAGCAAAGAAATCTAATTGCGGTAATTGTGTTGCTTTTGATATTTCTCCAAGAATGAAAGAATGTATGCCGGGCGAGACATCAGATAAAGATGGAGAGCTTGGTTATTGCTGGATGCATCACTTTAAATGTCATAGTGCTCGCTCATGTCGCACTTGGGCAAAAGGTGGACCAATCAAAGACGATAAGATATCAAACGATTGGCAAGAAAGGTCCGGTGTTAAAGAAGGTATATGACCTGATTTAGTTTAACCAGTTTGGTTATTTTATTTGACAAATATTGATATCGTGTTACCTTATAGAAGTATTGGAGGTAACATGAAAGAACCAAAGATTGGGGCACTTGTCCAAGACGTTCGTAATGGTATTTTCTTCACTATTGCGAAGATCAATAAAAAAAAGAAAACACTTGATCTCCACTCAAAGTGGATAGATATGGTTGTTACTCGCGATGAAATCAAATTTAATGATGGTATTTGGAAACTATAGCTTGACAACCGCTATCATTATGTTATCTTATAGAAAGCAACGGAGGCTGTTATGACTACTAATTTGGGCTATGCATGTATCAACGAAACACTAAAGAAGCAAAAGATCTCTTGCAATCGCGGTATGATCAAACGGACCTTCCAAGCTAAGGGTATCGCTTATGCTAGCGAACTTGCTTTGGCTAATGTTACCGATCTCAAGAAGATTATCGAGTGGAACAATGCCAACGGTATTTCTGTCTATCGCATGACTTCTTGCTTGTTCCCTTGGTTCTCTGACTATGATATCTTTGATATGCCTGATATTGATGCTATTGTAGATGTTATGTCTGAAGCTGGTAAGATCGCCATGGATGCCGGTCAGCGGTTGTCCTTCCACCCCGGTCCCTTCAATTGTCTTGGATCACACAACGAGAAGGTTGTTCTCAAGACGATAGCAGAGCTTGATGCGCATGCTGCTCAAATGGATCTCATGGGTCTACCAGTATCACCACAAGCCAAGATTAATATTCATATCGGCGGTGCTTATGGCGAACACGACAAAGCTCTTGCTCGTTTCTGTGACAACTTCAAGCGACTCGCACCATCCACACAGGCTCGCCTGACTGTTGAGAACGACGACAGACAATCTATGTTTTCAACCAAGATGCTTTACGATGGAGTCAGCAAGCACATCGGTATCCCTATTGTCTTTGATTCACATCACCATGATCTTGGCCCACAGGATCTTGACTATCATGATGCCTTTCATCTCGCCAGACAGACTTGGATTGATCGCGGTATCAAACAACAATGTCACCACTCTAATTCACGCAAAGACTACGAAGATCCATCAGTCAAGGCCACGGCCCATTCAGACTGGTACTACACCCCCTTTGAAGCTTACGACAAAGATGTTGATGTCGTGCTTGAATGCAAGAAGAAAGAGTTGGCCCTCTTCAAGTACAGAGAAGATTTCCAAAAAAAACTCTTGACAGCAGCCTGATATTATGATACATTAATAACATTCATGGAGGGTATATGAATGATATAAAGTTTGTTGGATTGCATGCACATTCTGGTGTCGGTTCCCCATTTGATGGGTTCGGTAAGCCAAGTGAGCATATGGATTTTTGTTATGAGAATGGAGGCACCGCGATAGCACTAACTGATCATGGAAACATGAATGGTATGGCGGGACAAGTTCTACATGCAAAGAAAATGATTAAACAAGGTAAAGACTTCAAGCCAATTTATGGTGTTGAGGCTTACTTTATCCCCGATGTTGCCGAATGGAGAGAAATTTATGAACAACACAAAGCAGACAAAAAGAAAGCGAGACAACTCGATGACGGCCAATCAGGCACTACGATTGAAAACGAAGGCGAGACTAAATCTGGTGGTGGTAGCAACATCAATCGCACTCGCCACCTTGTTCTTTTAGCGATGAATCAGACCGGCTTAAATAATATATTTAAGTTGATCTCGGAGAGTTATACCGGTGAGTATTTCTACCGCAAACCTCGCATAGATTATAGCCTTTTAAAGAAGCATAACGAGGGTATAATTGCCCTTTCGGCTTGTCTAGGTGGTGTATATGCGGGTTGCTTTTGGACCAAGCGAGAAGAGGGAAGAGAGGCGATTCTGGAGTGTATGCGGGAAGTTACACAAGAAATGGTCTCTATCTTTGGTGACCGCTGGTATGGCGAGATCCAATGGAACAACATACCAGAACAACACGAACTAAACCAGTATGTTATCGAGGTCTGTAAGGAGTTTGATGTTAAGGTTGTTTCTACTGTTGATTCTCATTATCCCAATCCCGATGCTTGGCGAGACAGAGAGTTATATAAACGACTTGGTTGGCTTGGTAAAGGTAAGCCCGAATGGTTGGAAATGACTCTCCCCACATCAGCCGAAGAGATTGGCTATGAACTTTATCCAAAGAACGGAGACCAAGTATGGAATTCATACAAAGAGTATTCTAAATTAAATAAAGTTACATACGATGACGAATTTGTTATGGGAACTCTTGAGGAGACACACGACATAGCATTCAATCGTATTGAGAAGTTTTATCCTGACGATACTGTTCGCTTGCCTGACTTTGTTGTTCCCGCTGGATACACAGAGGACGAATACCTAAAGCGACTTACTTTTAAGGGACTATCCGATGCTCCCAACAAAGTTCATAAAGATCAGCGATATGTTACTCGCTTGGAACACGAATTAAAGGTTATCGCAGATCGCGGTTTCTCAAAATACTTCTTAACTATGAAAGCAATTACGGATAAAACAAATGAAATACAACTTTCTGGACCTGGTAGAGGAAGTGCTGCTGGTTCTCTTGTTGCATATTGTCTTGGTATCACTCAGGTTGACCCTATTCATTATGGATTGTTATTCTCTCGTTTCCTCAGATCAGACGCGGAAGACTATCCTGATATTGATTACGACGTGTCTAATCCTATGGCTCTGAAAGAATCTCTTATTGAAGAGTGGGGAGACAATGTTGTTGTTCCGATATCCAATTGGAATACATTACAACTTCGCTCTTTGATCAAAGACATATCAAAGTTCTATGATATTCCTTTCGCAGAGTCAAACCTTGTAACAAGTAAAATGTTATTTGAAGCAACTCCAATTGCAAAGAAAGCCCACGGAATCAAAGCCGGTGTTTATACTCCAACCTTTGAGGAGGTTATGGAGTACTCTGACACACTGCGAAACTTCCTGAAGAAGTATCCCGATGTTAAGACTCATGTTGAGGCTCTACATGGTGAATACCGCAGTTGTTCCCGTCATGCTGGTGGTGTTGTAATTGGAGAGGACTTAAACAAACACATGCCTTTAATTGCTTCCAAAGGAGTCAGACAGACTCCATGGTCTGAAGGGCAGAATGTTAGGCAACTTGAGCCTATGGGTTTCATTAAGTTTGATATCCTTGGTTTGTCTACTCTCCGAATGATTGAAGACTGTATCACAAAGATACTACAGCGACACCATGGTGTTGAGAATCCATCATTTGATCAAGTTAAGGAGTTCTATGACCAGAAGTTACACCCAAGTGTTCTTGACTTGGACGACCAAGCAGTCTATAAGAATATCTTTCACAAAGGTCGTTGGGTTGGTATCTTTCAATTCACAGAGCAGGGAGCCCAGAGGTTCGCACTACAAGCCCAACCTCGCTCAATCATTGACCTCTCAGCCATTACTTCAATCTATCGCCCCGGTCCTTTGTCGGCTGGTGTTGATAAGGATTATGTTGAAGCCAAGGAAGCACCGAACAGTGTTAGGTATCTAAACGAAGTAGTAAAAGAAGTCACCAAGGAAACACATGGCTTCTTAATCTTTCAAGAACAAATTGCCCTATTGGCTCACAAACTCGGCAAGAACCTAACCTTGGACGAAGGAAACCTTTTGAGGAAAGTACTTACCAAGAAAGGAACGGGCAAAGGTCATGAGGTCAAAGAGAAGATCAAAGAAAAATTCATTGAAGGGTGCAGAGAAAAGGGAATCATTGACCACGATTCTTATGGACTTTGGCGAACTTTTGAGTACTTTAGTGGATATGGTTTCAATAAGTCTCATGCTGTGTCTTATAGTCTTATCTCTTATCAGTGTGCTTGGCTTAGTTATTATTATGCTACCGAGTGGATGGCTGCCTTTTTAGATAAAGAACCAGAGACAAGAAAAGAAAAAGCAATTAATCTTGCTAAACAGCATGGTTATAAAATTCGTCCTTTGGATATAAACACTTCAGAAATGACTTGGAAGATTATTGATGACGAAACACTGGTCGCCCCTTTAACAACAATCAAAGGACTTGGCGAGAAAGCCATAGATCAGATACTTGCTAATCGCCCATTCAACGCAATTGAGGAGCTATTGTTCAATGATAATATCGTATACAGCAAACTTAACAAAAAGGCTTTGGATGTTCTGTGCCGAGGTGGCGCATTGGACAACCTTATTGATGATCGTTTTACCGGCTCCAAACATTTTTGGTATGCGACATGTGTTGATCGCCCCAGAACCAGAAAGAATCTCAGCAACCATATAGAGAAGTATAGAAGCGAAGGTAGTTTCTCTGAAGAAGAGCAGATTGAATTTATTGCTGACTTAACCGGTATATTTCCGATGTCCAAGGTCGTCAATGATGCGGTTCAATCACGATTGGACGAACTATATGTTCCACCTATATCTGAGTATGATTCTGATCTAATGGTTTGCTGGTGTGTTCCGAGAACAATAACAGTCAAGAAGAGTAAAAATAATAGAACTTATTATGTTATAGAGGTTGTTGATACGAACTCTGTTGTTACTAGAATTCGCTGTTGGAGTGTAAACCCAGCCAAGGACAAGATACACTTGAATCGTCCTTATATGATTAAGCCTCGATACGATGATAACTGGGGATTCAGCACCTATGGGCGAGTAAATAATTCTTGGATGTTATTGGACTAAAGTCCTTGACAACTTTAGTTTTATGTGTTATAATATAAATGCGTTGAAAGAAATAGATTATACATTTTAATTGGCGCGTCATTTATACAATAGGAGAAAAAAATGGCTATTAATTTAAAAAACTACACACTTAGGCAAGCAAATATTACTATCTTTAACAAATGCAAATCCCTTCCTTCTCTTCAGAGAAGAGCCGCGTTCGGTCGTTTGGATAAGGTAAAATTTATTCGATCTCTAATTGAGAAGAACGTTAGAACTGCGATCGTTGTCGCAGATGTGCAAAAGTGTCTTGAACACGCAAGATCTCTTGAGAACCCATGTCAAAACTCAATAGAAGTTTTTGAAAGGCTCTTGGGCGAAAACAAGCTCTACTTATCTGTAGACGGCCAGAACCGTACACTCTCTCTAGAAGAGTTTTATACAAACACTTGGGGAGTCTGGAAAGCGACCTACAACCCCGGTGCTGGTGGCGAGAAGGTTAAGATAGAAACCGAGACTGTTTACAGTCAATTGCCGACTGATGTGAAGGCATACCTTGATCATAGCAATTGTGTATCAATCGACATTATTGAGGACCAAACTATAGACCAAATACACAATACCTATTTGGCTTTGAACTCTGGTGTTGAGCACAATTTGATGGAGAGGATTAATGCATCTACGATGCAAGCATCTCAGGTCGTTAGAGACTTGTCCTCTAAGGGCAAAAATATGTGGCCAGCAGTATCTAAATTACAATACCGTAGGATGGAAGACATAAAATATGTCGCTCAAGCCATCTTGATGTGTATTGGCGATAATGTTGGCTCAAACGATGCAAAACCTACTCAAATTGTGACTTTGTACGAACAAAGTGGCCAACCAATTGATGAGGGAACAATCAAGCTGATGGGGGATATCTTTTATGATATGAACCTCGGTATAGGTTCTAATTATACTGTTGGAAAGGTTAAAATGAGTCTTGCACAGTGGTGGGGTATTTTTATGTCTATGCACCACATCTACACTCAGAAACAACCCATTTGGGTTGATCGCTCTAAGTTTGTTGATGAAATAAAGCGCATTGTCACTCAAGAGGTGGATGCAGCCCAGGCTAAAAGAGGTAGGGATATCACTGCGTATCACAAGAACCCTACGCTGGTTAAACCATCCAAGTCCCAGTATTTTGACGGATGGATTAGTGCTTTTCACTTGGGCCCCAATCGCCAAAAGGCATATGATAAGCTCAAAGAGCACGTCGATGATATTCTGAACAATAGACCAGACATTGTATTTTTTAGGTCTGAAGAACAGGATATAGAAGACGCCGCTTAGACAGTGTTTTTGAATTACACCCCCCGTTTATTCGGGGGTTTTTTCTTGACATTCATGTAAAAGCGTGATATAAAACATATACTGGAGGGTAATATGAATACTATTAAATGTGGTGACTCAAGAGAGTTGCTTAAGACTGTTGCTGATGAATCTGTTCAAAGTATCTACTTTGATCCACCATTCAATTCAAAGAGAAATTACTATCTAACACCGGACAACAAGCTTGGCTTTAAAGATAAGTTTGATTCTGATGATGATTACATTTCTTTGATTGAACCAATGTTAATTGAAATGAAAAGAGCCTTGAAAAAAGATGGCTCTCTGTTCTTTCATATCTCAGCCGACCAGATGTTTATTCCACATCTTCTTTGCAATAAGCATTTCAAAAAGGTTCAGCCAATTTTTTGGAAGAGATCAAGATCAAAGAACAATGTCAAATCAAAGCTTGGTGCTTGTACGGATGTTATATTCTGGTGCTCCAAGGTTGCGAAGCCAAAGTTTAATATGGTCTACCAACCACTCGATGAATACTATTCTGAGAACTCATATAAAAATAAAGATGAACGCGGCTTTTATGCTCTTGGGCATATTGTATATACGAAGACGCAGAGAACTAAGAAACCAGAAAGGCTATATTCTATAGAACATAATGGCGTCACCTATGCTCCTGAGAATGGGTGGAGAATGTCGGAAGAAGATTTGAGAGGAATGATTGCTGATAATAGAATACACTTTCCACAGAAAGCTAGTGCTAATCCCTATAAGAAGATATACAAGCACGAATCTCTCGGCAAGCCCAGCACCGATGTTTGGGATGATATTCATTCCATTGCTATGGGCTCAGAGGCGCGTGTATATCCAACACAAAAGCCTTTGGCGTTGCTCGATAGAATTATCAAGATGTCTTCTGATGAGGGAGATATTGTTCTTGACCCTGTTGCTGGCTCCGGTACAACTGGCGTTGCAGCAAAAAAATTAAAAAGATCCTTTATTTTATTTGACATGAACCCAGAAGCGGTTATATTATGTAAGGAAAGAACACAGGAGGTTTCCAATGGCTTTTAAAAACGACGGTAGCACACATGAGAGCGGAGTTAAGGCTGAACATAATTTTATTGGTAGAATCTTTGATGCCGAACATGAACAGTTTCTCTCACATGGAGAAGATTTATTCCCAGATTTATTAGGCAAATCTTGTATTGTTGAGCACAAAGGTGGTCCAAATAACAAGGCAGACTGTATTATTAAAGATGCCGATGGAAATAAAGTTAAAAATGTTTCAAACAAAAAGAAGGAAAAAGTACCTGTGGGTTCGTGGGACTGGGCCAATTCAAGTTCAATTGTTACAGAAAACCCTGAGTGGTTCGCAGATGCTTTAAGTGCTGCTGAAACCCATAGGAAGTCGGTTGAGAGTAATATAGGAGTCGCCCGGAGAGAAATTGATAATAACAAATCAAAAGCAAAAACGGAAGTCAATAAAGCTTGTAATAAAAATTTGAGAGAAATGACATCGGATAGAATAAAACATGTTCTTCGAGAAACTGTTATTAATAAAAATCAGGACATAACTGTAGTTGTTTCCGATCTTGAGAACTCTGTTGATAGTTCATGGTCGTTTATGGAACATCCTTTACTTGATGTGATCGATACCCACACAGCAACTCTTGAAGGTAAATTTTTAAACAATGACAATATAACATCTGCGCGAATCGTATTTGCGAAAGGCGATGAACGAAGAGATGAGGGTTTAAGGATGCGAATAACCACAAACAACGGCTTTGGTGCTCTTGTGGGTGACCCCAAATCTACCAACAAGGATAGCCAAATTGTCGTGAAGATTCAACAAGACAAGTGCGATAAATTACTTGAAAGAGTTCAAAAGAAAGGCAAGTTAATAGCCAAATCATTTTAAGGAAAATACAATGAAAATAAATATTAAAAAATTACACCCAAATGCTGTTGTTCCAAAGTATGCTAAAGCTGGCGATGCTGGTATGGACTTGTATGCTACAGAACAGGGCGAAGCAGATAAGTATGGTAATATGGTTTATAAAACCGGACTGGCTATGGAAATCCCTGACGGACATGTCGGTTTAATTTATCCGCGTTCATCAGTATCAAAGACTCCGCACATGTTAAGAAATCATGTCGGCGTTATTGACTCTGGGTATCGCGGCGAGATTATGCTAAAGTTTGGCTGGTATGAGACAAGCGATACACAAACCCCAGTCTATGAAGCAGGTGATCGTATAGGGCAGCTTATTGTTATGCCTCACCCAAAAGTTCAATTCAACGAAGTAGAGGAGCTTTCTGATACTGATCGTGGTGCCGGTGGGTTCGGGAGTACCGGATCATGAACCGAGCCGAACGAAGAGCAAGAGAGCGAGCCCTAAAGAAAGCAGGGAAGAAAGGAACAGAAATGGAGCAAAAACTTGGTTTATTTGATAAAATACCAAAAAACTGCTTGACATGTCATAAGGACTTTGATAAGTTAAATAAAGAGATGGTAATGAGTTGGAATGTTATCGTCCGAGAGGCAGAAGGAGTAGTCAGGCTTTATTGTCCTGATTGCTGGAACAAAGCAACCGAATTCGCAAAAGAAATGCGAGACCTTGGAGACAAAAATGATTAGTTTATTATTAACAGCATGTCTAGCAGCAGCCAGCACTGGTGGTCGCACTATGTTTCAATCACAGGCAAAACTACCTAATGCTACATTTCAATACCGTTGTGTTGAAGACACGACAATGAATTGGACTTTTGTTTTTGTTCGTGCTCAAGGCTGTGCTCTCAAGGGCTCTAATATAACTGTTACCACTATGTTTGAGTCTGATAAGTCTTATCACTTACATGAAGTAGCGACTTGCGAATACGGAACAAAGTTGTTTCTGGGCAAGACACCGTGCAAAGATATAACTGATGTAGCCTTAAACAATGTTCTCGGAGAAAACAAATGAAAATATTTCTATTACTTCTCGCTGCTTGTGGCGATGCCGTCTCAGATTATCCTCTTCCACAAGAACTTTATGAATGGGATTGTCGAGACTTTGAGGATTTTACAGAAGTTAAGGTAGCAACAGAGACCTGTGATGAGCAAGTTAAATTTATTATTGCTGAACTTCACTTGGACGATGGAAGTGTACAAAAAACAAATTTAAAGAAACCAGCAGTTGTTGATTGTTATTGGGAGGAAAGTTTTTTGCTGACTGATGAGATTTGTATGAATGTTGAAGGTGTTGCTCTCACTGCTTGGGCTGAATAATGATTATAGATAAAGAAGGTATGATGAAAAATAATATTAAAGAAACGGTAACCTTTGACGATCTCTTATTGGTTCCTCAATACTCAGAGATTCTAAGTCGAAAGACAATCAACCTTTCCAGCGAGTTGGATATGAAAAGGAAGTTTGATCTTCCAATTGTTTCGTCTCCAATGGACACCGTGACTGGCGCGACAATGGCTAGTGCTATGAATAAGGCTGGAGGCTTTGGTGTTATTCATCGCTATAATTCAATTGAAGAACAGTGCGATAAAATAAAGAGAACAAATGGAACACCAGCCGCCGCAATCGGAGTCACGGGTGATTATTTAGAAAGAGCAATGTCTCTTGTAAAAGCTGGCTGTGATATATTATGTGTTGATGTTGCCCATGGTCACCATGCTCTTATGCGACATGCTTTAAAAACGTTAAGGAATACAATAGGTTATGATATTCATATCATGGCTGGGAATGTTGCTACCTTGGAAGCTTTCAATGATTTGGCTGACTGGGGTGCTAATTCTATCCGGGTTGGTATCGGTGGTGGATCAATCTGCTCAACAAGGATACAAACCGGACATGGTGTTCCAACTTTACAATCGGTTATGGACTGCTCTCGATCCGATAGATCGGCAGCATTGATCGCTGACGGTGGAATCAAAACACCTGGCGACATCGTAAAGTCTCTTGCCGCTGGTGCAGACTTTGTTATGCTTGGTTCTATGCTTGCCGGAACAGCCGAATCACCGGGGCAAGTGTTTCATAACAAGGGCAAACAATATAAATCTTATCGAGGTATGGCTTCAGTTGAAGCACAAATTGACTGGAGAGGTCACACCGCCTCAGTTGAGGGAGTATCTCACACTATACCATATAAAGGTTCGGTTGTAGAGATCCTGATGAGCCTTGAAGGTAGTATCAGAAGTGGACTATCTTATACAGGTGCTTTAAATCTTAGTGACTTGAGGTCCAAGTCTCAATTCATTAAACAAACTGCCGCTGGTCAAACAGAAAGTAGTACCCACATCAAATCAAGGTACTAATTAAAGTATGGCCGAGAACAAAGATAAAAAAGTTATCTTCTCTGATACTCATATTCGACACGCTCAATTGAGAATTAGATTAGATCACGACGGGTTCACACAATCAGAATTCTTTCGCTGCATTGTGAGCGGTTACTTGGAGAAAGATCAAGACCTAATGGAATATGTTAGGAAATATAAATCTGAGCACAAAGTTCAGAGTAAACGAAAAATGAAGTATATAGAGAAAGATAAGAAGATCGCCGAGGATTTAATGGGTCAATTTGGTATCAAAGATGGAGAACTAGAAAACATTTTTGACTTAATTGCCGAAGAACACCCAGATTTATAAAACTTGGCTTTTTTTGTTTTTTCAACCTATTTACTGTGAAAAGCTTTTTAAGGAGAAAATTTAAAATGAGCAAGAAACTTTTGAATGAAGCCGCCGTCCGTCGTTTTATGGGACTTGCAGGCATGCAAGCTAACATGGTTAGCAACACAGTCACAGAAATGTACAAAAACGAAGAAGAAGAGGAAATGGCTGAAACAGTTGAAGCTACAACCGAAACTGTAACAGAAGAAGAAGTAAATGAGGACGCTCATAAAGAAACAGAAGAAGGTGAGCACATGGAAGAAGATATGAATGCCATGGAAGGTGAGCACGAAGATCCTGTTGAAGACGAAATGATGGGTGAACCAGAAATGGACGCCGCTCCTGAAATGGAAATCACTTCTGAAGAAGCCGAAGTTCTTGCTAACGTCTTACAGAAGCTAATGGCTGCTAAAGGCGATATGGCTGACGAACCAGAAATGGACATGGACGCTGAAGAAGAAGTTGAAATGGCTGACGATGATGCTGTTGAAGCTGAAGAAGACGAAGAAGATGCAATGGCTATGATGGAAGAAAAAGAAGAAGAAATGAACGAAGACGAAATCGTTCAAGAAGTCGCTCGTCGTGTCGCTGCTAGAATTTTGAAAGCTAAAAAAGCTCAAAAGGAAATGAATGAAGCTCTTGGAAAATAATTTGACAAGAATTATTTCTTGAGTTATAATGGATAGGACGGGCAATTGCTTCGTCCTTTCTTTTTGGAGGCACCGTGGAATATTACAGTACATTTTTTATAGGCTTAATTGCAGGGATAATAATTCTAAGAATATGGGATTACCTTTATGCCACGGGAGCAATTGTTCTCGCTATGAAATCTTGTATCAAAGATTCCATTGTTATGATCGCGAAGAATGTTCAATCGGTTTATGAGATCAATAATTTAAAATACATTGCTTTGGAAATGTCTGATAAAGACGAGAAGTATGTAGATTTTCAGAAAGCCATGGACACACGCGAACTCCATTCAATGAAGAATACTACTATAAGAAATTTTATTAATAGTATACCACCAAAATATAATCACCTCATTCCGTTTAGTGATTGGGGAACAGCCATGGATTATATCAATGCTGAATTGCAAAAACAAAAGGAGGGTCAGCAATGATTGTAGGATCAGATAAAGATAAGAAGAAAAAGAAAGGTGACATTGAGGAATCAAAAGAAAACACCGAAGAAGCCCCTGTAAGTGCTTTAGAGCAGTTACTCGGCGGACCACAAAATGAAATCAGAACAATTGGTTTGATGGGCGATGTTGATGAAGAGAAAGGGGGCGACCTTATGATGGCGATCCTACTCTTAACAGAATTAAGCGGCAAAGAAGCACCTTATGACCCCATTACAATGTATATTTCAACCTACGGCGGCTCTGCTGATGAAATGTTTGGTATCTATGATGTCATGACCAAAGCCAAAAAACAATGTGAAATTCATACAATTGGTGTTGGTAAGGTTATGTCTGCTGGAACTTTGGTTTTAGCATCGGGTACAAAAGGCAAAAGAAAGATTGGAAGGCACTGCCGTGTTATGATCCATTCTGTTAACTCAGGGCATGTCGGAGAACTCCACAGTATTGAGAACGAAGTAAAAGCAGTTAAACATATGCAAGAACTTTATATCAATGCTATGGCTCAAGAAACCAGTATGACCAAGAGGCAATTGCAAAAACTTATTGATCGCAAGGTCAATGTTTATTTAAGTGCAGAAGAAGCAATTGAATATGGAATCGCTGACGAAATACTTTAGAGGAAATTATGGATAAGATATTTTATAATGAAGCTTCCGCTGCGAAGCTTGGTTGGGAACCCGATTGGTTTGGAGCCGAAGAGATTGATGAAGATTTGATTGAAAAGGTCATTGAGTTTCAAAAGTCTCTTGGGCTCACAGCCGATGGCTTGGTAGGACCAACAACACACCGTAGAATCTGGACACACAGAGAGTCACAACTTTCTTCGTATCCACAATTAGAAATGAGAAATGCTCCGAGAATTAATAATATTATTTATAATAATGAATACTTTGAGATTGAATGGCCCAAGGTCATTCTTCCTTTCAATCACGGTGGTCTTGGACACAAGAAAGGCTTTAAGAAAGTATACGAAAAAAGACAACCAGATATGTTTGTTTGTCATTGGGATGTATGCTTATCCGCAGAGTCGTGCTTCAAGGTCTTAACCAAGCGAGGAATCAGTGTTCACTTCACTATAGATAATGACGGAACCATCAGGCAGCATTTAGATATGAATCATATTGGCTGGCATGCTGGCTCAAGAAAACACAATGCTCAGACCATTGGAGTGGAAATCTCTAATGCCTATTATTTGAAACATCAAGATTGGTATGTAAGAAATGGGTTTGGAGAACGACCAATCATTAAAGGACAAAAGGTTCATGGCAAATCTATGAAACCATTCCTTGGATTCTATCCAGTTCAAATTGAAGCACTTCAAGCCCTAATGAAAGCGGTACACGAAGCAACAGGAATTCCTTTGAAATGTCCTCTCGACAGAGACGGAAATACAAGTTATGTTTCAAGCACATCGGCGGTGAGAGGAAGCTTTAAAGGTTTTGTTTCGCACTATCACCTTACAAAGCGAAAGATCGATTGTGCCGGTTTAGATCTTCGCAAGTTGTTAGATGAAATTAAGTGAAGAATATAAGAAAGTCGCTAATAAGAACAAGAAGAAATTCAGATTGGTTTGAACTAAATAGATATAAGGAGACCCCAAAAAATGAACAAGAACCTAAGCCAACTCGATAAACTCATTGTCGAAATCCTCCGCGAAAAAAATTTACTACAGGAACAAGCACCTGTCGCGAAAGTCAAACAAGTGGAATCACTTCCATTCCCTAAGCTTGCTATCACAGAGAATTGGGGGAGACCGGGAAACAAAACACCGGAACTTGTTATGTCCATCTTTGGAAAGATTGAAGGTAATTCGATTCAAGCAAAGATAGATTATCTCACTCGTTTCTTTATTGATGAATGTAGTGTTAATGTATGTGGTCAGATTGATAAAGCCCTTTCGGGAATCCTTGTTCTCGATGTTCTTAGTTCGGTTCTAAACGATTACGGAGCATCCAGTGGAGGGTTCTTATTTGAAAACTTTATGGCTCTCTTGGCTCAAGGTTCTGTCGAATCTGGAAACAGAAATATCGTTGATTTTAATATTGGCGGCGACTTGGAAGACCTTTCCAAAACAGCCAGTCTAAAGTTGATTAAGCCGACTACTCAGATCAAAGGCAGTATTGCTCTTTTAAAGCAAGTTCTTGAAAGAGATCCAAGCGGGATTACTTATATTGTTGGAATGAAGGGCGAAGACCTTGCAAGTGTTAGAATATATCAAGTTACCCTAACCGCAGACAACTGGAAAGAAATGGTCAAGCCCATCAAAGAAGGCGATACGCAGTTTGTTATTGATAAAAAAATCGTATTGGACAATCCAATCGCAGAATTATCGGGACTTTCACCAGAAAACTTGAGTCGCTCCGCGAGACTTATCTTGGACTCCATCGACGAAAACATCGGCAAGATTTATTCAAATCTAAAATTATTATCCGATAATATGACAAAATATTTTATTGATAATAATGCGACTGCTGGAAAGAATGCCGTCGCTACCGCTGACTTACTTAAAAATACCGTAGAAAAAGTCATCGATTAACTTGACAACCACCCTAAATGTGATTATAATATATATGTCTATAAAATTGGAGGACTAATGACTAAGCATTATAGCAACGGTCAAGGACTGAATGCGAAACTGTTGAGCGGAATCAACAAGCTTGCCGATAATGTCGGAAGCACCCTCGGCCCCAAGGGCCGCAATGTTATTCTTTATAGTAAAGAACAAAACCTTCCCGTTGTAACAAAAGACGGGGTAACCATCGCAAAGTTTGTTGAATTCGAAGATCCCTTTGAAAATGTCGGGGCTCAAATTGTAAAACAAGCCGCCGAGCAATCTGCAAATAATGCTGGCGATGGCACAACAACCACAACGGTTCTTGCCCGTGGTATCATTAACCGAGCACAAAAGTATATTACCGCCGGTGTTTCTCCAATTGAACTGAAGCGAGGCATGGATGCAACCACCGAAGCCCTAACGGCTCAACTGAAAAAAATGTCGCGACCTATTCAAAGCGAAGAGGATATTCGCCATGTTGCAACGATTTCGGCCAACAACGACATCACCATCGGCACTCTTATCGCAAAGGCTGTTGATTGTGCTGGTAAAGACGGCTCTGTTATTGTTGAAGAAGCAAGGTCGCTTGAGACTTCCCTTGATTTAATCGAAGGCTTCAGGTTTGATTCTGGGTATCTTGCATCAGCATTTATTACCGATGAAAGAAACGGAACCATTAATTATGAGAACCCTTTGATTCTTGTTACAGATGAAAAGATTGAACATGTTGATCAGATTCTTCCGGTTCTTGAACTTGCCGCTCGCGAAAGCAGACCGCTTTTATTTGTTGCGAACGATATTGTTGACCAAGCCCTCGCAGCACTCATTATGAACACTGTTCGGGGCTCCCTAAAGGTCGCTGCTGTGAAAGCTCCTCGCTATGGTGAAGAACGAAGAAACATTATGAAGGATCTATGTACTTCTATAGGTGCAACCTATCTTACCAGAGAAAACGGACTTCAATTAAGAGACATTCAGTTAAAACATTTTGGAAATTGTAAAAAGATTTCTATCAACAAAGGCTGGACCACCATGATTGGCGGCAAAGGAGATCAAAATGAGATTGACAAGCAAATTGAAACAATTAAAGCGGAAATTAAAGATACCGAGTCCATCAAAGAGTGCGAGCGTCTGCAAGAACGGATCACTCGTCTTGCTAGTGGGGTTGCTGTTGTTCGGGTCGGCGCAGCTACGGAAGTTGAAATGATTGAAAAGAAGCACCGAATCGATGATGCTCTTGAAGCGGTGAGATCCGCTCAAATGGAGGGTATTGTTTCGGGGGGTGGCTCTGCTCTTATACATGCCGCAAAGTGCATAGAAGTCACCAATTTGAGCGAGGAACAGGCTATTGGTAGAGATATTGTGCTTGAAGCAATTCAAGAACCTCTAAGACAAATGGCTACAAATGCTGGGCTTTCTCCTGATCTAATTGTTAACCAAGTTATTAATTCAAATGAAGGTGAAGGTTATAATTTTATGACCAACAAGGTAATCCAGCTTACAAACTCTGGTATCATTGACCCAACTAAAGTGACTCGCTGTGCAATTGAAAATGCTGTCTCGGTTGCCTCAACTTTATTGACCACCGGACATGCTATTGTATCGCAGTGATACTATTTAGGGTTGCGAGGACCCATTTATGACCAATCAAGATATTACACACTTAACCCAAGCCATCATGGATCTCAAAGGACAAATCGAAAGAATGTCCGAGAGACAAGGCGAGATGATCGAAGATGTTAAAAAAATTAAAGAAGCGGTCTATAATCCTGATTCTGGTCTTTATGCTCGTTTACGCGCTCTTGAACAGTGGAAGGAATCGCAAGCAAAAATCCAATGGATGATTGTGGCTACAACGCTTGGTTTGGTCATAGCAACAATATACAAAGCATTATTTGAAATTTAATGGAGTAAAAAATGAAAGTAAGAGTAAGTTACGCCACAGAATTGGCTTCCCTTACGGATAAACTATCTGAACTTATGGAACAGAGTATCCTTCCTATTGAACAAGCAGCCGCCTTGGTTAAGTCAGTTTCTTGTGTTCTCAAGATTGAAGGAGATAACTCTGTTGAGTATGCACACGATGCTATTGATCGTGTTCGCAAAAGCTTATCCGAAATTGATGAATCACTTGCCGATGTCAGCGGCTTAATGGGTGGCTACATTAAAAATGTTCTCAAGCCCGAACCAGCACCACAGCCCATGCCAACGCAGGCACCCCCACCAGTCCCAGTACCGGAGACTACAAAGCCGAACACTTATGATTATAAACCAAAGCATTCGGTGCCCCCACACGATTCGGAGAGTGAATAGTGTTTTGCATTGGCGATCTTATTAGGGTGCCTTCGCAAGTGGGGCTTTACAAAATGAGTAAAGGTTCAATGATTGATTTTTACAAAAGAACAAAAGAGCCTAAAATGGGCATATTTATGAATTACGAAAACACACATGAATGTGTTGTAAATGTTGACGGGCAAAATTGGCTTGTCGGTTTAGAAGACATAAGAATGATGGAGAAAGAAAATGGTCAAGTTAACCCAAATTAAAAAGAATTCCTACAATAGCTATATTTTAACAAGTGTTTATGTTAATCCTAAGCATATTGTTTTTATGGCTGAAGAACCAAAGCTAAAAACTGAATTGGTTGAGGGAAAAATAAATCTAGGATTGGATAAAAATATTGTTTTTACCGAAATTAGATTAAACGACAGTCATCGAATCACGAACTTAACTGTTGTAGGCACACCAGAAATGATTGAAAGCAAAATAAGCACTTCCTCAAGAAAATTATTGAGAGATTAAAATGAAATATTATCAAATATTCGGCAGAAACAACTGCCCTTGGTGTGTAAAAGCAACAGAAGTGTTAGAAAACAATGAACTTGATTTTATGATGTGTGATATGGAAAAATCACCAGCATTATTACAACACTACAAAGACCTTTATAATATGAGAACTGTTCCAATTGTCTTGGAAGTGGATCTATTTGAAGACGAAGCCAAGGTAATTGGTGGCTGTAGTGAATTAATTGATTATTTAGGGAGCACAAATGATTAAAGTTGATAAACCATGGGGACATGAGATCCGCTGGGCGATGAATGATAAGTATCTTGGTAAGATTTTACATATCAATTCCGGCCAGAAATTATCAAGACAATACCATGAAGTAAAAGACGAGACGATTTATGTTCTCCAGGGTATTCTTATCTTGGAACTTGGTATGGATAAGGAAAAAAACAATCAGCCTGAGAAGGTCAAAGTATTGGAAACTGGAGAATCATATCGTGTCAAACCGGGCACAATTCATCGTTTCTGTGCCCCAACCGAGGGCTATGTTAGATTGATTGAAGTCTCCACACCGGAGATTGACGATGTTGTGAGACTGCATGATATGTATGGAAGGGATACAAAATAGCATTAACTATCATTTGCGACCTAGTTACATTAGGAGGGCTCAAAAATGGAAAAACGTGAATGCTGCGGGTGCAAAGCACCTTGTGAATGTGAATGCTGCTGTAAATAATTTAAGGGGGTTACATGGTTTCGACAGCGTAGAACTCGGAGGACGAGTGCAGGTAGGTAAGATACAACCTTAAAAGTTCAAACTTAATAATTGCAAACAATAATTTGTTTTTTGAAGAAGTAGCCTTAGCTGCTTAATCAGGTGGTCGCTTCACACCATCTGTCCAAGTGAAGCAACACAACAGATAAGTTGTAAAAATCAAAAAACTTGGTGCAACAGGGTAGTAAGCATCATTTTAAAGCTGCCTATCTTTGTCGGAGTTGTGATAGGAAACCGACTAAGCCTGTAAATGACTCTAATCTTAGCTGCGTTGGACAGGGGTTCGATTCCCCTATCCTCCACCATTTAAGGAACAGAACTATTTAAATATACGGGGGTGTAGCTCAGTTGGGAGAGCATCTGCCTTGCACGCAGAGGGTCGCAAGTTCGAATCTTGTCACCTCCACCATTTAAATAACCACAATACTACTTAATGTAGGCTCAAAAGGGTGTAATTTGTTAGAAAATATAAAAGCAAAAATAAAGCTAAATGGTGGTTTTGTGAATGCTCACTCTCACCTTGATAGAGCAAACACTGCAAATTCTTTCACAAGCAAAGAAAAATACATGTTTTTAAAAGAAAAGTGGCGACTGGTTGATAAAATAAAGAAACAGTCCACTCAAGAAGACTATGAAAACAGGATTAATAAAGTAATGCGCGACCAAGTAGCCTTCGGGGTAAAACAGGTTTGCTCTTTTGTTGATATTGATACAATTGTTGGCTCTAAAGCCATTACTGCCGCTTATAATGTCGCTAATTATGATTGGTTAAAGGGACAAGCAAGTCTTTTAATAGCAACTCAGACCCTAAAAGGAGTTCTTAGCCCAGAGCAAAACTCGCTCCTGTTATCCAACATTCATAAGGCAGATATAATTGGTTCGCTTCCTGGTGCTGATAAAGGCAGAGAAAGCGAGCATTTAGACTTTGTTATGAAGTTGGCGAAGGAGCATAATAAAAAATTACACGTTCATGTGGATCAATTGAACACAAACAGAGAAAAAGAGACTGAGTTGTTGGCGAGAAAGACTATCCAATGGGGCATGGAAAATAAAGTTACTGCGGTTCATAGCATATCGTTAGCATGTCATCCGAAATATTACCGACAAGAGGTTTATAGTATGAGTCGTGACGCTGGCTTGTCGTTTGTGGCTTGCCCAAGTGCTTGGATAGACCACCCAAGACGAGAAGAATTAGCTCCGATTCACAATTCAATAACCCCAGTTGATGAATTGATAGAAAACAACTTAACTGTAGCGATCGGATCAGACAATATTCACGATGTATACAAGCCTTATTGTGACGGCGATATGATGTTTGAGTTAAGAATGTTGCTTGAGGCTTGCAAGATCTACGATGAAGACGAACTGGTTAAAATAGCAACAGTAAATGGTAGAAAAGTATTAGGAATGAAGCAACGTGACTGAGCAAGAAGAAAAACAAACAAAAGAGAGTATACAAGCTTATCAAAACATGATACAATACATGAAAGATCAGATTGAGATTCTCGAAAGACAAATGAATAAAGATAAAAACTTTACATATAAATTCAATATAACCAAGAAATAGGAGATAGAATGCTTAATTTATTATTATGCTCAACACTTTGGGCATCACCAATTGGTGAATCGGAGACCTCTTATTCGGGGGCTACGATCTTGCAAGGCGACACAGATGTCACCTTTGATTACATTGCAAATATGGATGATGAAGAAGACCCAAATGCCTATGCTTTCTTTGAGGGTAATACACTGTATTTGGGAAACTCTGACGATTACGGTAACTCTGTTGACGGGATTGTTGAGTTCTTTTGGTTTCAATCATCAATTGATAGAGGGACAGATTTCTATGTCGCTGTAATCAAAGCCAGAGCGACCCCTGGAGACTCTTGTCCTTGGTTTTTCGGCGGCACTGCTTGCGAACTTTGGGCTGATGATTGGCAGGACTTTGGAGAGCACCCTGTTCTTTCTGTTGAGGCTATAACAGATATCAATAGAGAACAAGGAGCATTTCGTTGGGACTGGTCGGTTCCTTTTGAGAACTATGGTATCGATGCTTATGGACAAGTTACCTTCGCTAACCAATATGGTATTGGAGCAAATGCTGAAGGTGCCGTTATGTCTCACGGAGAGATACCTTTGGATGAATCGGGAGCCACCAAGGCTGCTGGCGATGTTCAGGTTAAAGGTTTCATAAGCACGGACTACATGGTGCGAACCCAATACGAAGTAACTCTATATGAGTGGGATGTTTATGTAAATGGTCGCGCTGATCTTATGGCTTGGGACACCTATCTTAATTTGGGTGTGAGAGCAGATCAAGCAGCATATCATGAGTACTTTATGAGCATTCAGGTGGAGCAGGGACGAACTTTTGTTCTTGATGAGATAAATTTTCTTTCGCATTTTGACATTGGTAATATAAATCCATTTGCAAAGGAACTCGGACTTTCCCTACAGAACATTCAAATTGGAGCACCGTTTTGGGAACCAGAAGAAGAGGAAGAGGAGCCGATTGAAGTTGAACCAGCATCGGAGCCAGCCCAAGAAGAACAAGAAGAACATGATACAGGTGATACCCAACCAGAAGTTCCCGAAGATACTGAACTACCTTCATTGTCTTCTGAAGGAACACCAGTGAAGTCTGCCTGCAACACGACTAACAAACCTATTGGGACATTCTCGGCTTTATTGCTTCTTATGGCTTCTGTGCTTGTAAGAAGGAGAAGATAATATGAATTTTTTAACATCAAGCAAACTTAGTTTGGTATGTGCAATTATTAATGTTATAATGGCTATAACATCACTATTAACAGGCCAGTGGTTTTGGTCCATATTTTGTTTGTTCTTGGCTGCTTTCTGTTACAATAATTATCAAATTGCGGAGGGGGAATGAAGCCCGGAGATAAGATAAAGGTTAGAAATGTTAAAAACGAGAACTTTATAATTGCAACAGTCGTTAAGATCACGGAGGAAACTGTAATGTTCAAGCACCCTGCAATTGGTGGCGTGTTTGGCGTTTCACGGGATTTAGTTGATCCAATAAAGTAAAAAATATCCAATGATAAAACACTGAAAGACCCACTGCGGTCTTTTTTTATTTCATTTCCTTCTTTTGTTATAACAATCTATAGTTATTAATAGGGGGGCTTGCTTATGTCTTATTTTTTATTGTTGTTATTTTCTTGCTTGATCACTTATGAGGGGGACGAAGATCGGACAGCCGTTACCTTTGAACAAGCCTCAACAGCAAAGTCTTTTTCCTCACAAACTCCATTAGAATCCAGTGGTCGAATTCTTGTCATGAAAGGTGAAACCATACTTGGACACGGATCAGGAAATTACTTTAAATCAGGAAAATATAAATTTCTCCTCACTGCGGCACATGTCGTTAACCACCCTTACGAGTCTCATATTGTTGACGGCGAAGAGTTGGTTAGGCTTATTCCAATACACTTGGATCTTGAAAGAGATCTCGCTATTCTTGTCCCAGTTAAAGAGTTAGTAGAAATCAGTTGCAAGTCGTTTAGAGTCAATCGAAGTAATGATTTGATTGGAAAAACTATGTACTATGCGGGTTTTCCGCAAGATCTAGGTCACTCTCTTTTCAAAGGATTTGTCTCAAGGGACTCTAAGCATAGAATGTTAATGCAGAGTTTCGCATTGCCTGGCTCTTCGGGGTCTGTTGTGTTTGATTTCTGGGGCAGAGCAATTGGTGTTCTTTCTGCTGTGTCCGTTGGAGTCTCCAGTGTTAATCCGTTTCCTGAATTGGTTGAGACTGCGGTTCATGTAATGAAAATTCAAGACTACAATCATCGCTTCATTAAGGAGTTGTTTAAAAATGCCCAAAGCGGAGTACTATAATTTAGGAACTCTCATTTGGGATATGGGAAAGATTGGTGTGATTTGCCGAATGATCGAGACAGGCAAATTAAATACTTCAAATGCTATGGTGAATTGGCGATTCAATTATGAAATATACTATGTAGACGGGAGTATAACAATAATGGGCCACGAAACACTTCAAAGATTAATAGCAAGTGGAGCGGTTCATTTGCTTGAAGAAGAGCATGTCTTGGAGGATCAGATAAATGAATTATAAAAATGGCGAGTTAGTTCTTGTTAAGGAAGTGGGAAACACCGAAGTACACTCTTTGTGTATGGTGGTTAAGCCAGTTGGTGTGGCGGCTCTTATGCTGGAGAGTTATTTTATGGTTTATTCGATAACACATAAAGAAAAGTTTATCGTAACCACACATTTTATGAAGAAAATAGGTTGACTTATAGGTATAGACGAGATATATTATGGAAGTTGATTGGAGAATCAAAATGGAAATTGGCGATTTAGTTGAATTTGATGAGGAATTCTATTCCTATATGAAATCGGATAATGCTCTACGAATCCAAAAGGTTGGAATTATCACAGAAGTCAAAGAAATGTTTTACTGTGTTACCTCTGGTGACATAACCGACCTCTGGGTAACAACCGCAGATATTAAAAAAATAAACCTTGACAATGTAGCATAATCAGTTATAATAATAATACCCTGGAGGTAATAATGAAAAACGATAATGAAATTACAATTAAAATCAATGTTAGTGATTCGCTTTTAACCAAGATAGCCAACATTATGTTGTTGACTTCCTCCCCCGCACCCGTGGGTGTAATGATGTCACAGATACCTGCGACCAAAGCGGCACCCGAAAAAGAAGCGACACCTATTGGATTTAAATCATGAAGCAGGGTGATCTCGTTCGCCACATGGCGACCAATAAAAAGTTTTATGTTGTTCTTTGCGAGAAGAAATACGACAATAATTACAAGCCACGGGTTCAAGTGGTTTCGGCTATCTCTACAAAAAAACATTGGTTTCTTGAAGAAGAATTGGAGGTTCTAAATGGGAATGACCAACAAAACAACTTTAAATGAAAAGATCGTATGCTCCGATGGCTTTACGATGTCTGTTCAAGCAAATGAATATTCTTATTGTGAGCCACGATATACTGGTGCCGAGCAATATGAAACAGTTGAAATAGGCTACCCCTCGCAGCGAGAAGAATTGCTTATGGAGTATGCTGAAACAAAAGCCGATCCGACTGATACAGTTTATGCTTATGTTCCAGCCGCTTTGGTTTATGCCGTCATAGTTAAACATGGGGGTATGGTATCTGGTGAATTACCAAATGGTATCCCCGGCTGCATACCGGAGTTGTTATGAAAATAGGTGACTTGATTAGATGGGAAGAACTGAAGATGAAGCAGTACATACCCTATCGTGAAAAGCAAAGAGTAGGTGTGATTACCAATATTAGTTTTAAAGGTGAGGATCAGTACCAAATCTATGTTACTTGTACAAATGGAAAAAAACATCAGGTATGCCCTGTCGATGATAGCGTTGAGGTGATAGATGAAAATAGGTGATTTAGTTTATGTAAGTGATGAGGCTATCGTTCCGAGCGGTGCTACCCTACACGGGTTCCCCGCCTTGGTTGTCTCCATACCCAATGAAGAAGATTTAATTGTTATGGCTGGAGGCACAAAGATCCTCGTAAGCCGCCAAGATTGCCGCATATACGGCGAGGAGGTCACCAATGGCTAACATATACTGGAACGAAGAGAAGGCACCTGAAACAGAGACGAGAGAGGCTCTAATGAAGGAGCTTGTAGAATGCACTGACGATGCCTTCGACATTAGATTCGGTGGTGATGGTGCCGGTAAACATGTCGCTGTATATGTTGAGGCTCCTTCAGACGGTCGTGACCCTTACCCTTGGAAGAAACGATTGCCTCCCAAGTTTATGGGGTGGAGAGTTGTAATAATCTTCTGCCCCCCTACCTATGTCAAAGAAATTCTCAACTGGGTACGAGGTGACTGATATGTACGATAGAACATACATTATCGTCAAAAGGCTTTTTGTGGAACTACATAGGGTCAAGTACAATCATGTTGATGAGGACGAGATATATAAAAAAACTGCTGCTATTCTTCAGCAATTGAAAGAATTAGAAACTATTTTAAAGATAAAGATTGAGGGGTGAACCATGGGACAAAGAAGATTAAGGAATCCATTTAAAATTACAAAGACCATCGTGGAAAGGTTTGATACCCTTGACCGAGGGGATATAGGCTGCTACGGTATCCTACTACCCCACTCCCCTGCGGAGCCCATGATATACGAGAGCAAGCCTGTCGCAGATAAAGCTTATGCTTATCTCAAGAAAGTATGGAAATTGGATGATTAACATTGGCGATTTAGTTTATGATAACTGCGATACACAAAAGACACTTGGTTTAGTTACCAAATCAATGCACGGGCGATGGCTCATACATTTTTTAAATGAACGAAAGGTTTGGCTTTTCGCGAGGGATATAACAAAGATATATGAACGATGATGGAAAAATAAGAGTAAAGTCTGGTCGCTGGGTGATACCGCAAGTTGCGAATATACATGGTGATGTAACAGACATTAAGATTGGGGACTTAGCAAAGGTTGCTGGTCGCTTGGCTCTTATTCTGGACATTAAAGAACATAAAGAAACATGGATAAAGAAAGTAAAATTGCGCTGGTTAAGCGAAGAACAAGACTATTGGATTAGTTTCAATACATTCACTGAATTATATGGAGGAAAAGCGAATGACCAAGAAAAATAAACAATTGAACCCTGGATACGAATGGGAGACACCGATGGATAATTTCACAGCAATGGGTTTAGCAGAGGGTTTCATTGATGCAACCAGCGAAAACCAAATCATCGAAGCATGGCAGCACCTTGTTGATACTGGTGTTGTTTGGTCGCTTCAAGGTTGGTTTGGTAGAAATGCTAAGAGATTGATTGAGAACGGTGTTATACGACCCGGACCAAGAACAAAGAACAAAGCCAAGAATCAAAAGAAATAAACTTTTTTCTTGACAAATATCGACAACTGATTATATTACCTACGAACCACAGACAAATGGAGTCAAGATGATTGAAGAAATACTTGATATAATCACTGAACAGTTGCCTGACAATCTGGTAATGAGTTTTTTAGATTCATACGCAAAGATTTATGCACATAACCCTGATGAGCTTGGTAGCTATTCTTGGGCTGCAACTGATACCCCAGAGGCCATTGCAAAGCTTTTAAAAGAAAACCCAGAATTGAGACCACCGGAATTTAAACAAAAATAACTTGACAAAAAACCACAACTGGTTAAATTACATATGAACCTCAAACAACGGAGTCAAAAATGATGAGGAACGACCAAGTAATTAGAGCATGGAACAACGGACAACGAGCCAGATCAGGTAGTATGAAAACAGACGGTAGGTCATTGTTTTCTTATCGCTTATGTATCGGCAAGACTGATTGTGAGGGCAACAAAGTCTTGTTTGACTGGACATCACCTGGTGGCGGTTATGTTAGCCAGACCACTTCAGTTCATGTAAACAAAGCGAAGCAGTTGTCCTCTGCTGCTATTATGCGACCCGATACAGCAAAGATTGCCGGTCTTGTATGAAGGTCGGCGACCTCGTTAGAGTTGCCGGTGGAGCCGAATACGATGAAAGGCTATTGGGTATAGTAGTCAAGGTATTTCGCTACACCGGCATTCGCTCTGTGCGGGTCTTATTGATGTCTGGAGAAGAACACAATTATATACCACATGTTTTAACAGTTATTAACAAACCGGACAAAAAGTGTCCTCGACAATAAAAGAAAATTGGTTATATTATAAGGGTAACAAGGAGAGAACATGTCATATTCTAGAACCGTACAATGCTCACACTGCTATCGTCAAGGACACAATATATCTGGCTGCCCAGACCTCATAAAACTTTATGAAGAATACAAGCAGATAATAACGAAGTATAAAGAAGACAACCCTAACTGGCTTGGTTCCACTCATAGTAGCATGTCTCATTCAACGATGAGAGATTTGGGCATGAACTGGCAGCACATCAAAGCAGCAAGAGTCATGTCTAAAAAGGAACACAAGAGGACCAATCGCCAATGCACTTACTGCTATGGGAAAGGTCATAATCGCCGCACCTGTAAGCATTTGAAGAGTCACCTTGATCTTCTGGTCAAAGCACAAGTCGCTTATAATGAAAAGATAGCCAAGTCCTTGACGGCTGCTGGTTATGGTGTTGGTGCCTTGGTTCAGCAAAAAGGGGAAAGGTGGGATTCAAGGACCGGCACTTATGCGGAGTATAACGAAATGGGTGTTATTACGGACTTCAATCTGAATTATTGTATTATCGAATTTCTTCGCTCGACTTACCAACGTCAACCAACGATTGGGGCTCACCTCGGTGGCGAAAGAATGCGCCTGATGCCTTACTTCAATGAACAGGTCAAGAGTGAGTTAGCCATCGGCACGGCTTGGCAGAGCAGCCCCGACCATATCCTACTATCCCGCTCTCATACCCCCGTACCCCCACCCGTACATACGGAGAAAGGAATTAGGAACTCTATCAAAGAAGACCTAAAGGATTGGAATCTTGCGAGTGTTAAGGCATGGTTCCACCGTCTTGAAGGCATTGTTGAGGTTCCGAATGAAGATCGGTGACCTTATAAGGGATGTACAAACACAAAGAATTGGCTTAGTCGTGGACATTTATGAAAGCATAGCACAAACTCATTATAAAGTTCTTAATTTAAAAGGAGGCACCGAATGGTTTCCAAAGGACTTTGCCCATGGTAAATGCGAGGTGGTCAATGAAGGTAGGTAACCTTGTTAAATATCACGAACCTCGTATGCCTGTGTTTCATGGCTGTATTGGGGTTGTTATATCGTTCTATGACCGCTATCACGAATGGAAGGAAAGTATTTTGGTTGAACTCACAGATGGAAGACAATTTGTCGATCACTCGGAATGCTTCGAGGTGCTGAGTGAAATGCGGTGACTTGATCCAATGTCGAGAGACAAGGAGGCTGGCTATCGTTGTTGTACCTCCAGATAAAAAAACTGGATGGCTGAAAGTTCGTTGGGTTGATTCTGGGGTTGAATTGCTGACCCAAAATATCGCTTGGAAAAATCTAACAAAAACCGGACAAAAAATGTCCTCGACAAAGATTCGGAAGTAGTTATATTCTATGGGTATTCAAGAGGTAAAAAATGGAACAGGAAATCACTTATGAAGATCTTAAAGAGGCTGCCCAAACAGCAGATAACCTTGGCGATAGTTACGCTGTCAGGGTTCTCACCAGTATGTCCGAGAAATTTATGAAGTGGGGTAAGTTAACCACTCGTCAAACCGATTTTGCTCGCAGCCTAATTGAGAGAAACAGCCCTGAAGCCGTTAATGCTCAAAGCAATTGGATTGAGAGAGTCAAAACAGATTTAGACTTTCAAGAAAGAATCGAAGTTATAGCAAGATATTATTCAGTTACACAATATTTCTCTGCTACCACTGGCGACTTTTTGAATTGGTTAAAAGATCGAGACGATAAATATATGCCTTCTGAGCATTCAGTTATGAAAATGATTGATAACAAGTTTTCAAATAAGGTTTGGGAAAGTCACAAAGGAAAGCAGATATGGAATGTCGGTGACCTTGTACAAGCCCGTCAAAATGCAGCCATTCAACCTGCTTCAAGAGAGTTTTTCCTGCATCATGGCGAATGCAGAGATTGGGTCTGGATGATAGTGGAACCCAACTCGCGACCCATCGACCGCTCCATTGGATACGATGAAAAGAAGGGGGGCGCACGATATTATCGCTTGCTTAAACTTGGCGGCACTCAACAAATAGATGTCATCGAGTGCGAACTAAAACGAGTTCCTAAAAAACTCCTTAAATAAATAACAAACGGACAAAAAATGTCCGTGACAGTTTGCAAGAACTGGTTATATTATATACATGAAAAGGAGAGATAAATGAAAGTCGGTGATTTAGTAAAAACAAGAAAAGGCAACCTTTGTATGGTTACAGAAATCAACAAGAAAGATTTTTGTGTTGATGTTCTCTTTGTTAAGACTGGTGTTCTTAGGACTGGTCTGCCCATGGGTGCTTTGTTGAAGGTGGTAAAATGAAAGTAGGTGATTTGGTAAAATTTAGAGGCTCAATCGGTATTATCATCGAACTTCATAGCGATTATCGCCATGGTACAGCAGAGGTCCAATGGATTGAAGGTGACCGAGATGTCATTTCCAGAAAGGTTTTAAAGGCGATAGAACAAACCAGAAATGTTTTAAAGGCGATAGAATAAAACCGGACATTTTATGTCCTCGACATAATTCATCAAGCGGTTATATTATATGTATCAAAAGGAGAAAAAAATGAAAGTAGGTGATTTATTCGTTTATAACAGTCGTTTCAGCAACACCATTCACGAAGGGCAAAGGTGTGTCTATCTTGGAGAAGACTTTATTCACCGAAGCGACGGTGTGGTGGTTCAAAATCACAAGATTCTCTTTGTGGGCGATTCTGTCCCGACAACGATTGATATTGGTGTGTTGAAATGGTTAAAGAAGGTGGTAAAATGAAAATAGGCGATTTAGTAAGGTGGGAAAATACCGCTGGTGAATATGAATTGGGCATAGTTACATCGTTCGACGCATACGATGAATATCTGGGAGTCAAGGTGTATTTCTTTGACGATGGATTCATCTCTGAAATGTCCAAAGAAGACTTGGAGGTGATAAGTGAAAATCGGTGATTTAGTAAAATACAACGACCCTCGGTATCCAGAATGGAGTTCACTTGTCGGCATCATTAGCCGTCAAATCCCAGGGACAGCAGAATATCAACGGGTTATCTGGAACAACGGAACCCACAGCACTTTACCAAAAAAATATCTAAGGAGATTAGACTATGGAAATACAAAAGGGAACTTTACTAAGAAATAAAAGCGATAAGTCATACGCTATCGTAATTCAAGAACCAGCAGTCAGGTTTTTCCCTGATGCAAATCATCGTTATGGTGAGTTTGAATCTGGTGTCGCTGATACTGCTATCCGTATCAAATGGGTTCAGAATGGTTATGAACACACTTTGCAGAGAAGCAAAATGTCGGCAAATTGGGAGGTGGTCAATGAAGATCGGTGATTTAGTTAAATGGACTGACTACAAAGGACCAGAACCAATTGAACATGTTGGGCTCTTTATTGAGAGAGTTAAAGACTTTCATGTCGATGCTGTTAATAACAATTGGGGTGATATTATCGTTATCTATGATGGAGAATATACCAAATGGACTTCTTGGCAGTGCGAAGTGATAAATGAAGATCGGTGACTTGGTTACATTAAAACAACAGTGTCGTGATTCTGACCGCTTGGCGATTATTGTTTCTTTGGCGCAATTCGACCCCGGCTATGTTTATATCGCTTTCATGGACGACCCTACAAATCGTATCATTTGTGCGGTGGGAAATATTATTGAATTAAATTGAAAACGGACACATTTTGTCCTCGACAAGTTCAGAGGACTGGTTATATTATAAGGGTAACAAGGAGAAAACATGTCAAGAAATAAAACTTTAGCACTTGCCGCACTCGCAGACATTATTTGCTGGACTGGACTCATTTGGTTGATTTTTTTTTAATCGGACAAATTTTGTCCGACATCATGTTTTTACATATGCTATATTATTAGTGTACCAAGGAGATAAAATGTTCAGTTTAACCTTAGAAGATTTAGGAATTATGATAATAATGGCTTTCATGTTTTCATTTATTATTTTTCTGGGCCTTCCATAAAACGGACAAAAAATGTCCTTGAAACTTTCTGAGACATAGTTATATTATAAGAGTAAAAACAAACCATACCTAACCACTGGAGACAAAAAATGTCTATTGATTTTAAAACATTCCTTTCAATTGTTCCTCACATTATTGAGGCTCGCTTTCCTATTCTGACCCGTGGTCGTCATGGTATCGGTAAATCAACTCTCGTTTATCAACTCGCCAAGCAAATGGATCTTGAAGTTGTTGAACGAAGAGCCTCTCAAATGACCGAAGGTGATTTGCTTGGGCTTCCAAAAGTTGAGGACAATGTGACTCAGTGGCTTGCTCCTGAGTGGTTGCACACTGCTTGCAACAAGCCAGTCATTCTTTTCTTAGATGAAGTTGACCGAGCCACAATGGAAGTTCGCCAAGGTATCTTTGAACTTTGTGATTCTCGTAAGATTGCTGGCTACACTTTGCACCCTGACACAATTATCTTTGCTGCTGTTAACGGTGGAGAGCATGGAGCCCAATATCAAGTTGGTGAAATGGACCCTGCTGAATTGGACCGCTACACTGTCTTTGATGTAGAGCCTACCGTTGAGGATTGGCTTGCTTGGGCTAAGACTGAGGTTTGCGATGAGATTTGGAACTTCATCAACCAGAATCACCAGCACCTTGAGCATCGTGACGACTATGAACCAAACAAGGTTTATCCTTCTCGTCGCTCTTGGGAAAGACTTTCTAAGACTCTAAGTGGTTTAGATAAAGTTGAACACTCGCCAACCCTTTATCACTTGTCCACTGCTTTTGTTGGCTTTGAGGCTGCTATTGCTCTTAACGATTTTGTTAAGAACTACGACCGACAAGTAACTGTTGAGGATATTATTGACGACGGTAAACTTGAATTAACTAAAGACTGGAAAATCAACGACCACAATGCTTTGATTGAGAAGATTAAAGCCAAAGAAACCTTTGCAGAAAAGTTGACTGATAATCGTTTGCAGAATGTCGCCAACTACTTTGTAACCCTTCCGTCTGAGGTTGCTATGAGTTTGTGGCAAGCCATGGGCAACAGCGAGTTCGCAACTCACAATGTGTCTCGCCTCCATGGAATGACTGCCTCTAATGGTGTGAAGATTCAAGAGTATATCGTAGAAATCTTAACCGCAAAATAAACCGGACAAAAAATGTCCTCGCCAAATGGCGAGGGCAGGTTATATTATAAAGGTAACAAGGAGTTAACATGTCCGAAGAACAAGTTAGATTTGACTTAAATAAATATACATTCCGATTGCTTCAAAATGAGCCGTTTTTTGCCGCTTTGTCTCGTCGGATACATAAGCGACCAACCAAGTCAATTCCAACGGCTGGTGTTATGATAAATAAAAGCACTTCTCAATTTGAAATGCTTTACAATGAGGAGTTCATGGAAGGACTCGCAGACGACCACAAACTTGGCGTCCTGATGCATGAATTCTATCACATTATCTTTGAGCATGTGACCGGACGATTGCCTCCAGAGGGCATGTCTATGATGTGGAATGTAGCGACTGACCTATCTATCAATTCTCATCTTATCGGTAAACTTCCCAAAGAAGCATGTATCCCTGGTGCTGAAGGTCCATTCAAAGAATACCCTATAGGTAAATCAGCCGAATGGTACTTCTCCAAGCTTCAAAATGATGAGCAATTCAAGAAAGACCCAAAGGACGGCGACGGTCAATCTGGCGAAGGTGACGGCGAATCCCAAGGTTCAAGTGGCTCTGGTGGACTTGGCGATCATGTATTTGATAATCATGATGGCTGGGAGGAAGCAAGCGAAGAAGTCAAGCAGATTGCAAAAGAAAGAATGAAACAAGCAGTAGCCGACGCAGCAAAAGAAGTACAGGCTAAAGGTTCTTCATGGGGCACAGTCTCAGCCCAAACCCGTCAACAAATCATGGACATGATTAGTCCAAAGGTTGACTGGCGCAAGGTTCTTAGATATTTTGTTAAGACCTCCCAACGGTCAAGCAAGCGGTCAACCGTTCGCCGTATCAATAAGCGATTCCCTTATATCCATTCAGGCAAGAAGGTCACAAGACAAGCCAAGATAGCCATATCAATTGACCAGTCTGGTTCGGTTGATGATAAAATGCTCGCCGCTTTCTTTTCAGAACTTAATAGTTTATCGAAGTTTGCCGAGTTTACTGTGATTCCATTCGATACCGAAGTAGAAGAAAGCAAGGTGTTTGTATGGAAGAAAGGTCAAAAGAAAGTTTGGGAACGTGTACTTTGCGGTGGAACCTGCTTTGATGCTCCAACCAGATATGTCAACAAACATAATTTTGACGGTCATATTATCTTAACTGATATGATGGCTCCCAAGCCAGTCGCTTCCAAATGTCAACGCATGTGGATGACCGACCAGCAAAACGCCAATAACCCCTATTTTCAAACCAGAGAGCGAGTGATCGCAATCGAACCCTAAGAGAACTAAAAAATGAACAAGAAGTATAACCTATCCGACGAATCCGTCGAAGCCTTTGAAGGCATTGTCCAAGACATAAAAAAGAATAAAAGAACCATAAGATATATAAAGAACACAAGAGACAGACAGAGGTTAAATGCTGGCTGGAACTTTCAAACCAAGTGGACCAAGAAGACCATTCAGAAAGCAGCAGACTTTATCACTTCATTAGAAGCCGATGATGCTCTAACCTTTTGGCAGTCAATTGGTATGGGACCAAGTGCAAATCATAACATAGCCAAACTTCACACGGCTGTTTCTTCAGAGGGAATAATGGTCAAAGACCATTTAATAAATATATTATCAAAAGAATAAGCCGGACATAAATTGTCCTTCACAAACATTGTTATCTGGTTATATTATTAGTATAGAAAGGAGAAAACAAATGGACATTTGGATTGTTTTAGAGATACTAAATACAGACGAAGGTTTGGAACATTACACCACAGCACACTTAACGAAAAAAGGTGCTTATATTGCAGGTTGGAAGCTTTTGAAATCTCAATACCGCGATGCTTTTGGCTTTGAAGACGAGGTTAGTTTACTTAACGATGAACAGGGTGACCTGCTTGATTCAATTCTTAAAACAAAAGACTTGAATAGCTTTAAACTTGAGGTACTTGAAAATAGTTTTGTTGAAATTGGCTATCACATTTCAGCCGCCCTCGATTGGAATTTTGAAGTGGCGATAAACAAATGCAAAGCTTTTTCATAAGCCGGACATAAATTGTCCTCGACAAGAAGCACCAACTGGTTATATTATATGTGTAAGAAACAAGACAACAAGGAGTCTAAAAATGAGCATGAGATTAGTAACATACGAAGGAAAAAAAGTGGACATTCTCACCAAGATAGCCAGTGATGTTTATTGGGGTCTATCAAAGGTAGAATTTTATCTTCTTATCCAGAAGGTTGTTGACATCGTAACATTTAACGATGACTATTACAATGAAACTGGTTATCTTCATGGTGATTCTATGGACGAGGGTGTTGATCTTCTTAAATTGATTCTTTCACAACAAGCACCAAGAACGGGAAAAGGCTCACAATATCCTGATGCTAAACGCAGAGAAGACCGATGGTCTTGGGGGCAATCCCGCACTGCGAGAGATTTACACCACCAAGACATTACAAGAAAAGATTTTAACCAATGGGTTGGAGTTATGAGAAGGTCGGTAAAATTAGCTCATGGTCTTGATGCTGCCAAACAAGCAATCGGACAATAATTGTCCTCGACAAGAATCACCAACGGGTTATATTATAAGGGTAACAAGGAGAAAACACAATGGCTTATTTGAGACCAAACACAACTATCTTTATGCAGAACAACGGACAACCAATATATTCTATCATTGAGAAGATTGCTTTTAGAAAGTATTGGGGAAAGAGAAAGGACAAGAACACTGGACAAATGGTTCGTGCTCGCAAGTCTATGCCCTTTGCTGTCTGTTCTGTGTCCATGTCTTCTGACTCTGATATTCCAATTGGTGCTAAGTTTCTTATCCCTGGGTATCAATTGCGGAATGTCACAATGAAGGGCGAGAAGATACTTTGCTTTCATGATAAATACTCTGCCGAGTTTGCCCAAGAGTACGGCAACGAATGGGTCAAGACTTTGATAGCAGAAGAAGAACTAAAGATATCAAACAAATAAACCGGACATAAATTTTCCTTGAAGAAATCCTCAGAGCGGTTATATTATTAGTATAGAAAGGGAGAGAATAATGAAAGTAATACTTGATAGCGGAAAGGTTCATAGCCCTGACGAAATAGCCTTTGGTATGACTCGCTATGCTGTCTTCGATGGTGAAAGCATTATTGATACTGATAACGATTTGATTGAATTGGCTAAACGACATAGCATTGAACCGGTAGCCGAAAGTTTATTCAAGACCCAAAAAAATAAAAGTTAATATAGAGGTAATCAATGTTAGCACAATCAATGATATCATGTTAGATTATAATAGAGAGGAAGTAATGGAAGTTAATAGTAAGATTAAGGTAGGACAACTGGTAAGGATAAAGAACTATTCACCAAGAGAAAAAGGACTGTATCTTGTTGTATCAAAGCATGGAGGAAACTGTGAGTTAATCCCAGTAAACAAGAAGACCAATAGTGAGTCTCGTCGTTGGTGGACAGAGAAAGGGTTATCGGTGTATGCATGAATGGTATTAAAGTAGAAGTGGGTAACCTTATTAAATTAACAAACCAACCTGATGATGATAACATTTGGATTGTTCTTGGTGTTAGAAGATTCTTTAAATCAGAGAATAGAGTTAATG